AGCTCCTGGATGTGGAGCTGCCATACCATCCTACAGGCAGGACTTCCACAAGAGAGAAAATATGCCTGCTATATAATGCGCTGGATTCCATAGTATCTCATCATGTGAATCTGGAACTTGTCGGTGACAGGCTCCAGTTCTGTATCTACCATTTTCATGAATGGCCGGATTATACGCTTTTCTTTATGCCGATAGACTTTACGGAAAGGCTGCACGGTGAAATTAAAAAGGTCGCACTGGAGTTTATCAGGCGGTTCATCAAGCATCACTGGATGATGGATATAACCGATACCCCATATTTTGAGATGTCGGAATCTTATATTGACTGTGTGGACTTTGAGCAACTTGATAACGAAGAGAAAAAGGATTTGTACAGAAAGGAAAAACTCTTCAGGTCATATGAAAAAGGAAGAATCCACAGAAAACTGTGCCGGATGTACACCAAAGCATTTTGCAGGAATCTGGAAGAGCATATCCGAAACTGTAATCCTTCCAACGCCAATGAAAGAAGACTGCTGGAGCTGATTAATGAAGGAATGTCCCTGATCTCAAATGACAGTCCGCATATCATGAATTATGACTATGATTTTGCAAGCGAAAAGGAAAAGGATTTTGAACCACCACCGCTCAATTACCAGATACTACTCGTATATTCCATCACGGATACGGTTACAAAAGATGTTGAAAGCTGCTTCAGTGCCGACTGTCAGGAGACATATAACCAGACTCCCGTATCTTTTATCTTCATCACACCGGAAACAGAGGAACTGTTCAAGCCGGACAACTATCCGGAACGGTTTGAGAAATGGTTTGAGAAATTTGTAGAACATGTTACCAATAATTTATAAACATCATGAATGAACTGACAAAAAACATACAGAAAATGATGGTACCGAAGGCTGCTATCATCGCCTACAAGTATGAAGACAGAAGAAATTCTGACACCAGGTACTTCATAGAATTGCGTCCCATCGGAAAAAGCGGACAGATGGGGGCAGGTATCCCCGTCACATACGAATTCATGAATACCCTGCTGGAATCCTATACGGAAGAAATGAGCGGGATACCTGCAGGAAGAGTCCCCGATAATATGCTGGCCTGCAATCCGAGAAAAGGACAGGAAGAATATATCTGGTACAATCCGCCCGGAAAGAGACAGATGTTCTTTCACAAGGATCTCAATATACAGGACGGCATGTTCAATCTGCCGGGAATTGTCTACCATGTAAGAAACGGAAGCATGGACGTGTTCGCCTTCAAGGGAAAACGTCCGGTGGAAACGACACCGCTGTTCCGTGCCCCGTTCTTCAACGTGACCGGATCAAGTGTCTGCCTTGGCAGCAGTTCTCTGGAAAAGCCACAGAACCCGACTTTCCTTTCCCTGCTGGAATACTGGGAAAAACGGTTCTGGCTGACTGAATTCTCCCATCTGGGAGGAAATGTGAATCCTACAGTTTCAAATCTTGTCATCGTCACCGAGAACATAAGAAACAATCCGTTCGACATGAACGAACTCAAGCCCATGAATAAAAAACTTAAAGACATACTTCCATGAAAAAGATACATTTTACCGACCGCTACCTGCTCAATCCGCGTCATCCGGTAACGGTATTCGTCATCGGAGCCGGAGGTACCGGCTCACAAGTGATAACTAATTTGGCACGTATGAGTATGGCACTTCAAGCATTGGGCCATCCCGGACTACATGTCACCGTATTCGATCCCGACACAGTAAGCCAGGCCAATATAGGACGTCAGCTTTTCAGTGAGACGGAACTGGGACTGAACAAGGCCGTATCACTTGTCACACGCATCAACCGTTTCTTCGGATACGCATGGACTGCCGAACCGAAATGTTTCCCAACGAAGAAATTTTCAGGATATGATACAGCCAACATATTTATTACCTGCACTGACAATATACGTTCACGTCTTGAGATTTGGAAATTTCTAAAGAAAACTCGTAAAGAGAACTTCAATGACTATTTGGTTCCTATATACTGGATGGATTTCGGGAACAGCCAGACAAAAGGACAGGTCATCATCGGGACGGTACGTGAGAAAGTTCTCCAACCTTCTTCACAGGAATATATTCCCATGCCTAAAATGAATGTCATTACCGAGGAAGTGGACTATGCGAAAATCAAGGAAAAAGAATCAGGACCAAGCTGTTCTTTGGCGGAAGCCCTGGAAAAACAGGATTTGTTCATTAACTCCACACTGGCACATATCGGATGTGACATATTATGGAGAATGTTCAAGGAAGGAAAGACACTGTATCGCGGTGCCTATGTCAATCTGGAGACATTGAAAGTGACCGCAATCCCGGTATAATGCATAAGTGACCGTATGTATCATCTTTCCATCAGAATACGGTCACTTATTCTATTTGCTACTTATTATTTACTATGTTCTTACCTCGCTGGAGAAGGAAACTCTGTATCTCCGAGGCGAGATAGAATGATTTCCCGTTCTTTTCAACCGAGTAATATTTAATCTTGCCCTCTTGCCTGTAACGTGCCAATGTTCTTTGTGACACACCAAGGAGTTCTGCCAGATCCACATTATCAAGCAGTCTGTCTCCGTTCATACATTCTTTCAGACGGTTCATCTGATCCAGTTTCTTTTCAATGCGGGCAAATCCCTCTATCATAGTTCCTATCAGTCTTTCGAGTATCTCATTATCTATATATGACATAATTCCAATGTTATTAAGTGAATAAATCGATACTCTCTTCGTGCGCACTCTAAGAGTATATACTTATAGTAATGAAAATAGTATGCCTAAATCTGAGACAAAGACCGATATGCTTATAAATCCATGATAATCAAGTATATAAAATTTTACTATTTTATGTTGATGTAAACCAAAAGTGTAAACTATGTAATACGAAATTGAAAACAGGTTAACACAAATACAAGTCTTGATATTTGATGCTACCTGAAGACATCTGATGACAACATTTTGTACTTTATACATATTCAAAATACATTTGTACAAACTCAAAAATCTTTTGGATATGGAAATCATTGGAATTGAAACGGCCACATATGAAAAGACATTAAAGGAAATCGAAAATTTCCTTGATACTATTGATAAATTGATAACTGCTTCTTCACATAAAACGATAGGAGAATGGTTGGATAATCAAGAAGTTTGCCTGATTCTTAAAATCGCTCCCCGAACGTTACAGAATCTTAGAGATACAGACCAAATCTCTTATTCTCAAATTGGGAAAAAGATTTATTATAAAAAAGAAGATATTCAGAAATTTATAGAAAAGCATAACAGTCATGAGCAAAGTAATCACACAAGATAATGAACAAATTCTTCAGATATACAATAGACTCAAAGAAACGCTTATGAGACTTGAAAGTATTCTGAAAGATAATACCCCAACACTCAATGGGCATAGATATATGAATGATTCGGAACTGGCTAATTACCTTAAAGTATCAAGACGCACTTTACAAGAATATAGGAATAATGGAATTTTACCCTATTATCAGATTGGAGGTAAAATACTTTATCGTGAATCTGATATAGAAGAACTTCTTGAAAAAAACAGGCAAGAGGCATTCCAGTAAACATTTCTTGTGGTATTCGTTGATTTTCAAAAGAAAAATCAGTATCTTTGCATTACTGACAAAGAGTTGTATCTCAGTGCAGAACAAAGAAGTTCAATCGAGGTGAAATAGGTGGACTAAATGGTAAGCTACAAGATAAGTAATTGATTATTAGCGATAAAAAATATAAGGTTCCGCCCCCAAGCGGATCACAGCAAGGGATTACAAAAACGTAGTCCCTTTTTGTTTATTATCAGCGTTTTACGTAATAATCAATGATTTAGGAGAACAAACACACCGCTAATGTTGTTTCATTTTAGTTCATTCTATTTCATTCTATTTCACGAAATGTGATACAAATGTGATACCCTTGTGTGATACCAAATCTTTTAAATTATGAAGTATCCAGTATTAAGGTTTGTTTTTGACCGTAAACATACGGCAAGCAAGACAACGAAAGGAACCGTTCAAATAGAAATTTTGTTTGAACGGAAAAGAAAATGGTTAAGTACAGGCGTTCGGTTGTATTCCGACCAATGGAGCGAAAAGACAAAGGTTAAGAATACCGTTCAATCTTTAGATCTCAACGAAAGGCTCGATACGCAAATGCGGAACATCAACGAGTTCATAAACGGGTTGGTAAAAAACAAAGAACCTTTCAGTTTTGATAAGCTGGAACACTTTTTAAAGTATTCCCAAACAAAAGAAAGCTTTATAGATTTTATAAAACGGAGAGTGGGCGAAAGAACCGACCTCAGGCAAGGAACGTTAAATACGCATGCCTCCTTAATAACATCCCTGGAAGAGTTCGGTCGGATCGTTTACTTTACGGACGTTACTACGGCTAACATAATGCACTATGACAATTTCCTTCATGGGAAGTACAACAAGCAGACGACAATACATGGTTATCATAAGCGCCTGAAAAGATATATAAACGAAGCCATCAAATATGATTTACTGAAAGACAACCCGTATAATAAGCTCAAATTTGAGCGTGGAAAGAGCGAAGGTATAAAATACCTCACCTTAGAACAGATAAAGCAAATACAAGGCTTAAAAACGGCTTCTGAGAGCATTGAACGGGTTAGAGACTTGTTCGTATTCCAATGTTTTACGGGTTTGTCTTATGCAGATTTGTTCAACTTTGATTTTAGCGGTGTAATCAAGAAAGGGAACAAGTTCTTTATAAGAGACGTAAGAGTAAAAACGGAAGAAGAGTATTTCCTGATGCTTCTTAAGCCTGCAATGGAAATTCTGCAAAAATACGATTTCAAACTGCCCGTAATAAGCAACTATCAGTATAATTTGAGGCTAAAAGTCGTTCAGGAGCTCGCGAGGATAAAACAAAACCTACATTCGCACATGGCCCGGCATAGTTTTGCGGTTATGGCATTGAATATGGGAGTTTCGATTGAAAACCTTGCAAAAATGATGGGACATACGGACATAAAGACTACACAGATTTACGCCAAAGTGCTAAACAAGTCCGTACAAGAAGAATTCGAAAAGATGGACAGTAAATTGTAATTCAATAGCCCGGCGGAAGAGGTCTTATAAAGATGCAAAATCGTTCGCCGGGCTGTGTGTATATGTTCGTTTCAGGATTGCGAGTTATCCATAAATTCCTTCAACCTGTACAACCTGTCAATTGCCGGATTGTAAAAAGGGTCCGGGAAATGTTGGTTTATGTCGTTTATGTTCGCCTGTATGTACTTCTTAACATCAAATATACTCTCCGATTCGCTCAGCTCTATTTGAGTAGGCAGCTGGGCCGTTAAAGCCCAGTGCACAATATGCTTTACGCTTTCCTCGTCGTATGCGTATCTACTTTCTTGCTCCATTCTATCTTATATCCTCCGAATAAACCTCTTCTCCGGTTTCATTACACACGATTGATACGATTCCTCCCTTGTAGTCCTCAAAATATGATTCATTGGTACCGTTATAGGTTTCTATATAATTTTTGCAGTACTCAAATGATTCATTAAAACCTTTGCTATTAGAGTCGTTAGCGTCGTTGAAGTGTACATCGTAAGTTTTCATAACCTTTTTTTTAAAATTGTTTGCAAAAATACCGTTTATCTCTCTTTAATTCATCTTATACAGTATGTTTTAAAGCATATTATTTAAACCCGTTGAAATATCCCATTATCTTATCTGACAATTCACGCAGCCCGCAACAAATATACGTTTCTGTCATGGTTACACTGGAGTGTCCTAACATCCGGCTGATAGAATACAGATCCGCTCCTCTTAGATATAAATTGGTTGCGCAAGACTTCCGGGCGGAATGCGAGGAAATAAACTCCCACTTTTCCCCTGTTGCATATTCGCCCGCCTGATACAGTTTTATTCGTTGGTTTATTCCACACTTTCGGCATATACTTCTTATTGTATCATTAAATGTCACATCAGACAGCTTACGTTGGCTAATGTCGTATCTTTTGTTTTCCTCTAATATCCGTAACACAGCCGGAGCCGCCGGAATCTCCGCTTTTGTTTTCGTTTTTTGGGAAATATAGACCAGTCGTCCATCTATTATATTGTCCTCTGTAAAACATACGTAGTCCGAATGTCTTGCACCTGTCAGACAACCGAGAAGAAAACAGTTTTTCACTATCCGTTCTGTATCATTAGCCGGATCGTATGAGAGTAGTTTTTTAATTTCTTCATCCGTTAACCATGTACTTTGCGTGGCATCCTTCTTCAGGGTTAATATAGCTTCAAAACCTTTCGGGAAAGAATATATATCGCTGTACAGGTTAAGAACCGATTTAAACATAGCGCAATAGGTTTTAGCACTGTTTGTTGCCAGCCTGTCATTAAGAGCCTGAACGAAGTTGTACAACCTTGGTTTTGTAATACTCTCGAAGGTGCACTCCGTTTCGTTAACCTCTTCATATACCCGCAGCACCTTTCCGTATTGCGGGTATTTTTTCAAAAAAACGTCCTTCAATGTTTCCATATCACTCTTTTGGTTTATTATCTGTTGTTTTTGCAATCGCAAACACAACCCCTATCACAGCGGATATAATAACCAGTGCCGGGTTAGTATTCCACACGATCACAACTAAAATTATCGCCCAAAGTATAAAACCTAAATACATAGTCTACTCCTCCTTATTTTAAACTATTAGTTTATTAAATACTGCTTTTCATTTGTTTTTCGTAATTCAATATATCCGCCATTGACAACCATTCCGGTTTTCCGTTAATAGGCAGTAAGTAGTATAATACTTTCATGCACCATATATGATCCGATACATTTCCGGCCCAGAGGCGTCTTTCAAAACGGTTTCCGTAGCCTAAAAAGTATTCACAGTCACTTTTCAGCCTCCCTAACAGGGAATAACGGTTGACGGTTCCTATCTCTTTTACAAACTGAGTAATCTTTTTCATATCCTTTCGTTTTTAATTTGAAAATCAATTAAAACATTGCCACCCTATTAAATATGTCGGATGCAATTTTATCAAGCTTAAAGCCGTCGTAATATTCCGTTGCTTTCCCTCCGTTAATCTTAGCGGCGTAATGTGCTGCGTAATCAGGGAAGAAGCCGCCGGGCATATTATTCGAATATTGCCCGCAATCACAAGTTTTATAAACTTCTTGATATCTCACTATCCAAACCCTTTTTGCAAGCCGTTTTGTGCTATTACTTGCATATTTCCACAGCTTATTAAATCTCTCTTGCTGATCGCTTAACTGCTTTAATGTCTTTGCCATAATCGTATATCTTTTAATTATTCTTACATAACCGTTTCAACGCTTCCAAATCTTTCCGTTTCGGCTCGTCCGCATTCCTGGTAGAGTCTATCAATGTCATATCACTGATTACCGTACTCCATTGCTTGCCGGTTGCCGGACTTGTATAAGTTACTCTATAATGCCCGTATCCGGAAAACTGGAAGTTAAAATTTGAAAGCTGTGTTTTTGTTCTCATATTAATGCCTCCTATTATTTTAATTCGTCAATAACTCGATTATTCGCAATTTAATTTCTTTATATAGTATTATACCCTTGTTTCCATTCTCTTTGAAACTCGCAGTATAATTCGCTCCGCTCTTCTTTACTTAGATTTTCGGGCGCGCCATAATCTTTTTCATAACCTTAAAATTTATCTGATTGATCCTTGTATTTTCTTATCTCTGTAATATCGGTGCCGCTGATGAACAATACGGCACCGAACAATAGCAACATAACGCAGAACATGCCGTTAATAGATTACATAAGCAATATGAACCGCTTTCCTTGCTGATACGTGCGGGTAAACCCTCTTTATATATTCGTAGCTCTTTGCGATAATTTCGCTTGCCTCCTGCTTGTTGTGTCCAACACTCGCAGCAACATCGATCAACTTCTCTAATGAATGAAATTCTAATGTCTTCATAACTGTAATATTTAAATGTTTATAATTCAACTTTATTACAGCGTCTAAATTTTATAAGCGGATAATTTGGAAGTTTAAACCAAGATAAGTACCTTTGCCTTTCCTGTTGGGGGGGGTACTTATCTAAGTTATTCCCTTCTTTGAACCTGTTAGCATTGCCAGTGTTAGCAGGTTCTTTTTATATCTCATCATATAAACAACGCTTGTAAGATTAAAGGCCTTATGTTTACCTCTTTCTTACATTACAAATATACGAATTATATTTGAAACAGCAAAGAAAATAGCAAAATATTTTAATAAAATAAGCATGTTTTATAGCATTAAATACGTAACCATAATACATTGATTTACAATGATATATAAGCGCAATAGCACACATATATAAATGTAATTATATAATACTAAATAATAGAGTATATAGGGATATTATAACATACGAACGTATAAGTATATAATAACTGGATCAACAAGCATAGCCTTATAATAGATTTTATCTATTGCAGATAATTAATTTATAGATATTATTTATAATAGGAACATAGGGGTATAATAGGATTAATTATATATGGGTAATTGATTGATTAATAGGTGAGTATATTGGTATATTATAGTGACAGGTTAATGAGATTGTGGCATTTGGTTGACAATCAATGAATCACGTCTATTTTGGAGCTTTCGTGATATTCGGGAGATTATCCTCTTTTGTAATGATATTACAACTTTATATTATAACAATAATATAAACTATAACACATTGATAATCAACAATACACCATACACACCCACGTACATAACACCCCACCCCACCCCTATTATATGTAAGTATATCTGATGTAATCACCACCCCTAAAAATTTTTATTTTCCCCCATTTTTCGTCCAATTTCCCGCATTTGTAAGGATGTTTTACACTCCAAAAAAGCCGTATTTTTTCAATAACTCCCGTTATTCTCTAAAAAATCACCTATTTTCTAAATTTTACCCCTATTTTTTTAGAAAATTACTTGTTTTATTATCAAGTAGTTGTATATTTGCATAATGATGATAAAGAACATATATATATATTTTTAACCCTCAAAAGAGAGAAGAGAAGATGTTATTTTTAAGAATGAGACCTAATCCCAGTTCCGTTATGTTCTTTATGGTATGCTTATAAAAACGTTATATAATAAATATGGATAGGAAGGATTTAAAGGATTACGTACTTGGATTATTATCCGAACATTGCGATGAATATGCGGCTACGTTCAGGGATATATCTTTGGTTACAAGCAATCCTGAGCGCACAGACAGATACGGCAGACGTCTTGAGGAGTTGTTCAGGGAGGGTTATGGTGTCTTGACGAGGGATAACACCTCTCATTATAGCTCCTTGTATGTTTTTACGGGTAAGATTTATGAGTTCATGGATTACAATGTCCTGTATGATGCCGTAGACAGGTGGCTTGAGAAGATGGGTGTTGCAGCTCGTGACCGTACCAATAAGGCCATGTATGCCTATATGAACCGCATAATCAATGTTATCCGGGATCATGAGCTTCGTCCCGACCTTAGTATTATGTGCTTCACTAACTGTGTCGTTGACATGAACCGGCTAAAGACCTATCCCCACTCTCCCCGCTTTGATTGTGTGAAAATGTACCCGTTCAAGTATGACCGCAAGGAGATATTCAACTGTCCTATATGGAGAAGTTTCCTCGGAGAGAACTGGATGCCTACGGACGATATGGACGGTGTTCTTCCTGAAAAGCACAAGCGGAGAATATTACAGATGTTTCTTGGGGCCTGTCTTGTCAACAGACATAATATAAGCTTTGAGTATTTCCTGATATTGCAAGGTACGGGAGCAAACGGGAAGAGTGTTATCTACCGGGTGCTTAAGGACATGTTCGGAGAGGACGAGATACTTAATATTAAGATGAGCCAGTTTGCCAGCAGGGGTGATGAACAGCTTCGTGCTGCGTATTCCATGTCCGGGAAGAGGCTTATGTACTGTACGGAGAGCAACCGGGGGGATTTTAAGGATATGAGCATCATAAAGGCTATCTCCAGCGGGGAACCTATTGCCTGCCGGGGAATAGGCGGCAATATAACGATGATGCAAAGACCGCCTATAATGCTGTGTAACTCTAACTACCGTTGGCAGCCAAAGGACTTTCTTAACCGGGAGGACCCGGATGATGAGAGTATGCAGAGACGGGCGCTCGTGCTTAATTTCGACAAGACTATCCCCGTAGAGAAAAGGGATACCATGCTCGCGGAAAGGCTCAAATCGGAACATGCCGGAATAATGGCTTGGATAGTCAAAGGTCTTTGCGAGCTAAAGAAAAACAACTGGAGGATGCCGGAGAACCTCGGAGGAAAGATAGACATGAAGCTGGAGAGGATACGCTCTACGGTCATAGGACGGGACGGAAAGCTTGTGGACGGAAGTATATCGGAATACCTCAAATACAAGGAGTGCCAGCCCGAAGAATTTGAAGGAAGCGGCGTTATCAATTTCACATCATCGGAGATATACAAGAACTATGAACGATTCTGCAAGAAGAACGGGATTGTCCCTATGTCGCAAAGAAAGCTGGGCATCGACATGCTTTCTCTCGGATACGTGAGGGAAAAGGGATACAACAACTCTTATAATCTGTGGTGTGGGAACGAGGACATCGCGAACAATTTTATGAGGCATGTCCCCAATATCGCCGAAGAAGCGAAAGCGAACCTGTTTGAGGGCTGGGAATATTCGGATGATGATTTCCTGAGTGATGATTTTGTTGAAGAATAGATTTGCAATAATAAATATAACACAAAAAGATTATGGATTTCGGAAAGACACAAGTCGGGAATATAACTATTCTCAAGTATAAGAAAGACGGCGTTCCTTTTATCAAGGCATCAACGGTATGCGGTGATTTCTCCATTGAGTACAGCGCGGGAAGCATAATGTTTGTACTATTGGATAGCGTTCCGATAGAAGACAGGGTTGATAATCTGCCTATGCTAATGCTGCGAAACACCCAGTATGTGGGGAATTGTATTGACGCGAAGTTGCAGGTGGATGTGCTAAAGGCAGTCGGAGATGCCATTGACCGCGCGGACGCCAAGCCGATTTCTGACGGGGAGGACGCCAAGATTATTGAGGAGGAAAGGCAGATGTATGAGATGAAAAAGGAGATGGAGGAAGCGTCTGATAAAGACAAAAACTGAACACAAACCTATGTATAAGGAAGAAGTAGCCGGGTGTCATTTCCCGGCTTTCTTTTTAGCGGCAAGGTACAAGGAGCAATTATTGCATGAAATTGGAAGATAAAAATGAGTGGTAGTATCTTCTTCTTTTATCTCGTCTTTCTTAATCTGCGTGATGTCTGCAATCATTTTGGTGAGGTCTATCCATTCCTTGCAGCCCTCTTTGTCATCGTACTTTTTACGGGCGGCGATAAGCTTACGAAGCTGGTTTTCCTTTGAAAGTTCAGACGCAATATCTTCATCACTAACACCTTCAACCAAAAACTCTTCCTCTTTCTCGCTCTCTTTCTGTCTACGATTGACACGCTTGTTTATAAAGGTGAGATAATCCATGAAGTCCTTATCCTGGGAAAGGAGGGCATTCATATTCTTCTTATTCATCTCTAAATTATACACAGGGTTATAAAGGCCGGAGATGAGATAAGCGTCTTTATCTTTCCATCCCAGCGCTAAAAGGTCTGCAAAAGCCTTTTCTTTTGCGCTGATCCCCAGCTTCCTGCATTCGGTCCCAAGTCCTTTGCTGAATGTAATTTTTTCCTCTTTACCTCTCAACATATTATTGTAACTTTTAATTATACAAATACAAAATAACAACAGCACCTTATATGCCACTGGCTCTGATAGTCGGATATAGGATGATACCCGACCATACTATCACAATAAGAGCATGGGTAGCTGCTCCCTCTATATGAATAAAAACCGATAGCTCCTTCTTTTTGTTTCTGAACTCCATTAAACCACATCCATGCGGACCCGATAGCATGCCGGGTAAGGGTATTCAGTGAGTTATAAGAAGAGTTGGACTTCCCTACTCCATAACTTATTCCATTTGTATTAATGCGGGTTGCTGCGGATACCCCGGATTCTACGGCCTTTTTGAAATAGGAGCTATCATACGGAGATTTAAGGTTCTCCCTTATGCTGTCCTTTATTTTGTTTCGGCTTAGCCCGGCAATAAGCCCGGCGGCGACAGCAGCCTCTATCTCATACTTAAAGCGGTTGCAATAAATATCAATACGCTCCGAAAGCGTCTTTCCATGATCTTCCCTATTTATAAAAGCAATGATAGCCTCCCTTTCTTCTTTCCTGTCATAAATGGAAAGCGTTTCGGTATAGTCGTAAATCGCCTCTCGCAACTTTCCGATAACAATACCTACCTCCCTTTCGAGTTTTTCATTTGCGGAAAAGCGGAACATGGACGGTTTTATCTTATACTTTAAAGATATATCCACAATCTCGCTTGCGGCTTGCAAGAGAAGATTATCCAAATGCTTCTGCATGGATAATTCAGCCTTTAGCCGCTGCCTTATAAAATCTTTGGCTTCCTGTATCTGTTGTTGCGTAGGTTGTTTCATTGTTTATCGTCTCCAGCCGGGTTGTGTTCGGGTTCCTCTTCCTCGGAAGTAGGTTGCGTGGTTTTGAGTTGATAAAGGATATCAGCCTGCTGCTCTTCCTTTTTCTCTCTCATTATCCTGTCCCAGTCGCGGGGATTGCTATACATTTGAATCTGCTCATTTGCGGTTTGACGTGATAAAAATCCGTTTTGCACACAAGTGGCAAGATTCTGCACAAGCTCCGATTCGTTCAAATGGATATAGGGTTTTATCCAAGCATATACACTCAAGTTTTGCAGGTCTATAAGATTTTCCGTTTCCACTCCGTATCCATAGGTGAAAATCTTCACCATGTCGTCCACGAGGCGGTTATATTCTTGCGCATCCTTCATCGCATTCTCAAACGCTGGTGAATAAAGCAGCTTTATAGCCACACCCGGAAGATCGCCGCTTCTTACCTCCGGAGGAATTACCGCAAACGACTGTTCATATATCAGCTTGTAAAGAGTGTCGAGCTGCTTTTCGAAAGCCGTAGATACATCCTGTTTATTAAGGTATCCGGCTTCATCGTCCGGCCCCATTGTGATACATTTTACAGTTCCGTCAACACCTCCATCTATATTTATATTTTCTCCCTTGAAATACATAATCGGGAACGCATAGGCTGTATTGTTTTGAGATAGCTGGGAGAAAGCGAGTTCGTATTGCTCTATACTGTCTTGCGAGGGAGACCAACAAGCTCCGGCATCGCATCTATGGTAAGCCACAGGAATAAACGTAAACCCATGCTCTTGCTGAGAGACGAGTTCATAGCCATCCAATCCAAATAAGTTTTTTATTACTTGTTTGATTTTGCTGTATCCCTTTCCCCCTTTTTTAAAGCGACGGAGATACTTTTCATCCCACACCTCCAGCCAGTCGGTCACAATATTCCCGCTGCTGTCGTAATCGGAATAAGAACGGGCAAACAAGGATAGCTCTCCTGTAACATTATCAAAATGAGGATACAAAACATCACCTTTTTCAAAAGAAAGGACTTTCCAATAGAATTTCCCTTTTCTAAGGTATCCCACAAATGCCGTATCTCCGGTTATCTTTACAGACTTAGCGGCTTCGTACCATGCGATTTCCATGTCTTTTACGGCCCATCCCGTTCTAAATTTAAAGAAGGTTTCTTTCACTTTTTCATTCTCGGTATCGCCTTCCATTTCAAACTGAATATCATTCCCGCAAAGGTGGACAAGATGCTTGACCGTTATTATTCTTTGAAAAGCAAAAGCGCATCTGATAACATACTCCCTGAACCATTGCTTCGTCTCCGGGTCCTGCCTTAACCTGTCAGGATATACCAGCGGGTCATTAATCGCATGTCCCGAAGGCTCAAACTCACGCATGAAGTCCATTTGAGTTATTATCTGATACGTAGGATTATCAGACGGTTCATTGATGAGGGTGTTTCCTGAAATAACCCCGGCAGCGGCTTTATAGCCATTTGGCAATATCCTCCGGAACGGACGACGTACCATAATCTGGCGTGTGTTTATAATCTCCATAATCCTTTTGGTTTTGTGTTATGTTTTTTTATATCAAAAATTTGTCTGTAAATCATCGCTTCTATAAAGTCAGGAGAGTGCCCTACGTATTTTTTCATAGTCTCCTTTTTAATTAAGGCAAACCCTTTGTCTGTTTCCGCGTCCCGAATGGCCTTTCTCTCTTTCATAAGAATATTATAAAGGGTTACTCCGGAATATCCGTTTCCGGAAAATTTGCGCGATAACAAATCGGGATTTATGGATATCTCCTCGTTCTTTATCTTTTTTACAAGAATATCCGCACACTGTGATTTTAAAGAGGAGTACACATACTTGATTGATTTCTCATCCGCTTTTGTCGCGGGTATTGGAGCAGCCATATTATTAAACCTGACCGCATCGGGGAATTTCCCTTTAAAATCCTGACCGGGACCGTTTAAGTCAAAAACAAAATCCTTTTCCAGCACGCCCCACTCTCTAAGTTTATAGGCAACACACTCTTCCGTCCGCTTGGAATTATCCCTACTCACATATACATCTTCGATATGGTTCCCGATCCACAGCCACAAGACAAGGTTGTCTCCTCCCTCGTATGCAATATCGCATGATACCCTGCGCTTCTCGTCTCCGTATTGCGCGGTATTTTTAAAGAAGCGCTCCATGTGTTCCATCTTGATAATATCATCCCCGGCAGCTTTAAAGTTCCAATTCCCCTCCAAGTCCCTTGCACGAGATTCTTCATCCTGCTGGGCGAGGTTGGCTAAATAATTAGGGTCGGAAGATATAAGAGCAACGTTCTCTTCAAGCTTTCCCTTTATGAATGTGACTGTCTTCACGAATGCCGACTTGTCGTAACCCTTACTGATAAGACCCGGCGTAAGCAACGGATCTATGATATGCCTGCATTGGTTATAAACTTCGTCTACGGAATCCCCCCAGTAAATATCTTCCGGTCGGTCGCCGTCCATGAAGCAATAGCGTATTACCCCGTCTCGCTCCGGAATAGGGTTACCGTTTTCATCAATCCACCAGTCTATGAATTTACGTACCCAGCTATCCGGATCAGGGTTACATGTGCCATAAAAACGGTTTCTTATACCGTAGGCATTACGGTTGTTGGTGATAAGGTATTTGAACTTCAGATAATCAGAGTGAGTGATTTCGTCTATACCGATAAAGGCAAACTCTTTTCCCTGAAAACGCTTTACGAAGTCTTCGTAAGAATCCGCATAATAGGAAAACTTTAAAAAACCTCCGTTATAGAAGTTCCAAGTCATATCCGAGATAGAGCGGTTATACTTTCCGTATTGAGAAAAAAGCTCATAAGACTTGTTTACTATATTACTCAAGTCCTCTTTTTCGTTTCTCAGGATTACAGAAGCAAAATTCGGGTTATTTATATCTTTCAAGACCTCCATTAGCAAGGCCCAAGAATTATGAGTGACAATAAAATCCCTTGTTAGAAACAAACTGTCCGGATTGGTCACTGCAATACAGCAACACTCCTTCTTCCCTATCATCTCGTAGCCTATAATTCTTCTCGCATTGATGCTTATCCCGCCATTATAAGGTTTGCATCTTTCTTTTTCCCTTTTTACGCGAAACATCCTTTCGGCATCCGGGATTCTTATATAAAGAGTGTATGCGTCATTACATTGTATAAATTCTCCATTGCTATTTCTATACCCCGCGGTGCCTCTGCCAATCGTCGCCAATCCTCCCAAGCTGTTGATAAGGAATTTTACATCTTCCGCAAGCTGTTTGCTTATTGTAGTATAAGACAGGTGCCCTCTTTCATCAATAGTTCCGTCGGTATCCATTAAGCCCTGAACAAGCGCCCATCTTTCCTCCAGCGTCCCATATAAATACATGTCAGGAACGTGTTTATCTGCCGCACGCCCTGTTATATTCAATTTCTGAATCTCTGCGATAAGCTCTTTGTCGTTGATGCGCATGCGGTAGCAGCCTTTCTCAAACTCGCAAGAAGAATACCCTACTGATTTCTTGAACTCGCCAATGACTTCCTCGTCAGGATTAAATAAATAACAACAGTTCTTACTGATTACACTATCGGCAATACATCCGTCCCCGATGAGTGCACCAATCAGATACGGACTGAATTTAGGCTTGAAATATTTTCCTTTGGTAAATCGAACGGGCTTACACAACGGAACAGATAAATGACGCGGCTGCTTCTTCCCCTTCTGCTTTTCCATGTGGTCTATAATCATTTGAGTAGTCCACACTCGCCATTCATCCTCTAAGGGGAGGTTATATAAAGCCCTTTTCTTTGAACAATGGTTAGATTGCTTGATATTCCATAAGTGATCTATGCAGCAGTCAGCATAAGAGCCGTCAACGAATTTAAGTCTTACACACTCTTTAAATCCCTGATAGGAGTTGTAAACAACCCTTTGCATTCCTCCGTCAAGGCCAGTGATTATGTCGCCGGCTTTAATGTCTTGAATTTTTCTAAATCCGAACGGAGTACATACTAACTCATTGAATATCAGCGCTTTTCCGCCACCACGGTTTCCTCCAAATATAGTAATATCTGCCGGAGACGCAAGGAACTTTTCTTGACATCCTTTTTGGGCGATTATATTAAGCGGATTTCCATATTCACGCAGCTTTTCTATGTGCGCATAAGTAAATACGCCTTCTCCATTTTTTGTATGTACAATTCCGTCGTATTCCATAAAAAAAATAAGCCGTCGCATGCAATATGATTTTGCATACTCCGGCTTGATTCACAGCTCTATGAGTAATATATAGTGCAAATATACGATATTTCATCTATTTTCTAAATTTTACCCTTAAAAATATATCTATAATGTTGTTTTTATAGAAAATAGATGATATATTTGCATTATTAAATCATGTGATATGATAAAAATTGATGTCCAACTTGATGAAGAGTTACCTGATAGAAAAGGAAACTTCGCAATATGTCCGGTGTGTAAACAGAAAATAATGGACGTTGAGGAAGTTTGCGGAAGTTCTTCCATTAGGATTATATGCAGGAGATGCCGTAAATTTATGAGAGTTAGACTGACGAAGGAATAATAGTAATATTAGATATGCAAGCCAAAGAGCTTATTGACGCACAAAGCGTTGATAGGCTCTTTTTTTATAACACAACTAAATAAAACACGATGGAGAAAGAACAAATCTTATCCGAATTAACGACAAGACTTGGACAAACCAGCCTTTCGTCACAGACATTAATGAAGTACATAGATCTTAACCCGTTAGAGGAAGGAAGTGAACCTGACGATACTTACTTCAACAAGGCTACCGGATTTCTGCAAGGGTTACAGGGACAGTACAATCATGATGTAGCAACACAAGTTGAGGATTTCAAGAAAAACTACAAACCTCAACCAATCCCGGACGATGCAAAAGACGAACCAAACGAGGGAACGCTTGCCGCCAAATTGAAAAAAATGGAAGAAGAGCTTTTGCAGCTAAAAGGGGAAAAGGAAGCGGAGAAAAGAGCCGCGTCAATCAACGAATTAAAGGCCGAATCCAAAAGCCAGTTAAAATCTCAAATCGAGAATGGTGGAAAAAACATCTGCAACGATGAGATCCTCGGCATTGCCATTTCCGATGTGGAAATTACAGACGGAATAAAAGTGGAGGACATTGTAAACTGTGCTAAACGCAACTACGAGAAAAGATACAAGGCGATTTTCGGAGACGGAGCATCCCCAAGTATCAATCAGTTTGCGGAAACTGGAGAAGAGCAGGCAAAAAGCCGAAGAGAAGCCTTTAAGGAGTTAATGAAATCAAGAGGCAAGCTTCCGAAAACCAAATAACACATTTTAAAACAGACAAAAAAGATGAGACAATTAGGAACATTCAACACTATCGGTCAATTCCGGTCGGAATTTGGCGGTAATTTTCCTGTATGGTCGAGAGTTCGAGAACTGTATCAAGGAGGCGGTATGATTGATGTTGCCGGAATGGGATTAAACCCTGGCGATATTATACATGCTGGCACAATGGTTAAGTTCAACGGCCCCGGCAAACAGGTAGAGGTGATTACTGCGGAGGGAGTGACAGGTGTAAAAGCGGTAGTAACGCTGACTATCACCAACAAGGCTACCGCCAACGGAGATTTATCCTTTGTATTGGGAAGCAAAAGCTACTCAATCGCGGTAACAAGCGCTTCGGAAACAACCCCCGAACTGGTCGCTACAAAGATTGAAGGCGGCAAAGCCACTTTCACAGAATGGGATGTGAAAAGAAGTGGCGCAGTGCTGACATTCACGCAAAAGACAGCTGCAATGGTTCCGGCCTACATGTTTATCCCCGGAAGCACCGGAGTAACAGGGACAATGGAACTTACCAAACAAGGTACAACTGCAAGCGGAAACTTAAGTGACGTAAACGGCCTTGTATTTGAGGATGTCTGCATCCCCGAAGGTTGCATTTCTGCAACATGTGCCGTAGTAAGAGCAGGCAGAATATACGCGGACCGCGTAGCGGGTGGCGGTATTCCTAAATCAGTAGAAGCACAATTACCTATGATTGAGTTTGTGCGCGAATCCAATGAATAAGAAAGGGGGATAATATGTACACAAGAAACAAAGAATTTTACGATATTGTAGGAAGAGGGCTTGCTGCTATGGGATATACCGGCAACAAACCGTTGGAGGCATGGATTAACGACATGTTTGCGGATAAGTATAACGCGGAACAGACTTTTGCCCAAATGGGTTTCCCGTTAAATCCTAACATTCCTCTGAATCCTACTTACGAACAGATTGAGGCAACAATTCGCCCGTACACGCTGGCTACCTACGTAGATATTGACAGTGACGGTGCTACCAAGTCAACCGACGGCCTTTCATTGCAAATGGGCGGACTGCCTACTTTCAAGCACGAGATTACGTTAAGCCGTAAAATCTTGCGTGAAAAGATGATGCTGATGGATGCTATCGGCAGTTCTACACCGGAAATAGAGGCTACAATCATGGAACTTCTGTTTAATGGAGTAGACAGCTTGCTTGGAGGTAACTATAACACGTTCCTTTATCAGAGAAACCAAGTCGTATCCAAAAAAGGAAACCTGATTATTGATGCGGCTAATAATCCTCTTGGCATCTCTTTGTCAATAGACTTTGGCGTTCCCAAGAAGAACATTAAAGATTCTCATTGGTACAAGAAGGTTGACGCAACCGGAGTTGTCACACAGGAAGCAGCCGTAGGTACTACAATTGATCCTATCAAGGTAATGCGTGACGTTAACCGAGACAGCCGACAGAAAGACTTTGCACCACAGGGACACTGGGAAGTAAGCAAGACCACATGGGACGACATCATCAATCTGCCGTATTTCCGTCAGATGTACACAGTCGCCAACCGTCCGGACATTTCCGACAAAGACATGCAGCTTGCTTTTGCAAATCTTGTTCCTGACGAAGCAATCAAGGCATTTATCGAAACCCGTATCGGCGCCGAAATCAGAGTAATTGATTCTATCTCCGTAGTAGAAAGCTACGACAAGGATACGCAGAAAATCAACTACAAGACCTTGCAGAACTTCGAGGAAGGAGTTATGGCGTATGTCCCGAACGAAGATTTGGGAGACGTACAATGCGGACGTCCTATCTTCATGGAAACTCCGGGTGCACGTACAGCATTGTATGACGGCGGCCGTACTCTGATTCGCCAAGTATTCAACGACGAAACCATGACGCAGACTATCAAATCGGAAGTAACCGGATTGGTTGTTCCTAACAAGGTTCGTTGGTTCTACTACTTGAACATAAAGGGTAAATAACCATGAAAGATTCTCTAAATACAACTACCGGCACAACCATTGAAGAATATCTTCGTGGCTGTGTCGGCTTCGAGGTTACAGATAACGCAATCAATACTATATTGATTAACAGAGGTATTACCTCCGGTTCTTATGTAACGGAAATCGAAGAGCGTCTTAAGGATTTGTGCCGGGCAGACCTCTATATGTGGTGCGCAAGGATTCCGAGTGTAACCGGGAGCGTAGAGGATGCCAACGGTGTTTGGAAACATAAGGAAGGTGGTATGCAAATCTCAGACAAAGACAAACTCCAATTCCGGAAAGATGCTAACGCTATATATGCTTTGTATGGAGAGAATGTTAAGAAATCGTCTATTAAGATTGTCAACTTAGGTATGAACATGAATAAAAGATGGCCTCTATGAAAGTAAACAATCCACGTTTTCCGCATACATGCAAGGTGTATCGTGTTTCGGGGGAAACCTCGTTTGAAGACGGATCGGAAACTGTTCTGTATGAGGGAGAATGCAACAAGTATGGAAGCTCCTCTTTGAGAACATTTACGAAAAGCAACGTTATAAAAAGCGATTACGCCATAGATATTCCCGGACTTGTGAAGGGTATTATCGCGGGAGACCTTGTTGACGTTACCGACTACGGCGGAACCTTTGAAGCGTGTGTTGTAACTGATTGCTATCCTACGGAAATGGGAACAACGTTATATTTCAATCTGGCTAAAAATTAAGGTATGGAAGATAATGCTAAAGTCTTGGAGGACGCGAAGAAGAAGATTAATTCTGTTATTGACAACTATATGTTGGATAGGATAACGGAGATCGCCATTAAGCTTCTGCATGACGGAGTAGTATCAGCACAATACCATAATGTAACCGGAAATACGTTAACTTCATTAGCTGTCGGAATTTATTATAGAGGCGGGCTTTCCCGAATAATAACCGCTGTTGTCACACAAGGATTAAAGAACGCTACCCGCCCTAAATTGAGCAGAGGAGACGGACTTGGAGTGATAATGGTAAGAAGCTATGAAAACGGAAGGCTTATACCTATAAAAAAGTACAATCTGATTGATACCAACGGAGAATACGGATTAACCACATCTGTAAATTTCCTCAAGAATTATAGGTCTCCTCGTGATGTAATAGGGTTGGTAATGTGCACAGGTACTGAATATTCCAACTATTTGGAATCCAAGAAAGGACTGAATGTACTTTCCGATACATACGATTACGCAGAGAGCATAGCTAAGATGACATTTAAACCGATGTAAGTTATGGGATACGAGCAGGATTTTAAATACAAAGACGCGCTTAAATCATTGTTTAATGCAGCAACTGCGGTTAGTGATAACGTGTTTACCAATGACCGACCCGCTGCCGTTCCTAAGCAAATGGATAATTTCATAGTAGTATCACTACCGGGACAATTGACTTCCTCGACTTATGGATGCGGTTTCGGAAACGTACAAACATACTGCACCGTAGAGGTCTACGTGAGATTAAAGAAAAGCGGCGTTGAAGATTTAAATGTAATGGACGCCCTTGTCGGGAAAGTCCTTTCCTTGTTCCCGATTAGCGACAGTGTCATCACCGTCTCTAACCCAAAGCTGACACTGAAAGGTAATGACGGATTAGGGTTTAGCGCTACATTGATAAGGGCTGACCTTGTGATAAAATAAACATAAAATAAACAATTAAAACTTTTTATTATGGCAATGAAATCAAAACAAGAGTTGAAAGAGGTGTTTAGCGGTCTTTCTTCTATCATGCTGGTAAAGGGTGGTATTACTGACTTTGCAACAGTGGAGCCGGATTTTGACTTGCCCGTTACTGTGGATTCCCTGAACCTGTCCCAAGCAGAACCCACGTTGAACCGTACAAAGGTACATGGGCTTCAAGCGGACTGGGCTGTAACAAGTACGGCAGGTGACATTACATTTGCGGCTACCGTACCGAGTATAAGCGAGGATTTGGTTAGTTTCTTCCTCGGAGAAGCCAACAAGGTAGCAACTTCTACTGTAAACGGACAAGAGTATTCCGGAATCTCCGTAACTCTGAACAGTAAGAAGATTAATGCAGGTTTTGCGTTGTTGAGCGAAGACGGAGAGAAATGTATATTGGTTAAGAAAATGGCTATCTACGCACGCCCGTTGTTCGAGAACGCATCCACCACTCCGTTTGCATTTGCGCTTAGTGGAACGATTGAAATTGAAGACGGTGCAGCATCCACTGCTGCTTCTGACGACAATATCGCGTTCTTAACAAAAAAAGCCTCCTGACCGTAGCTCCTACTTCCCTGTCTTTCGTCAGCAGCGCTGATAATACAGGGAAGACCATTACAGCTACAACAGAAGAAAGCCCAGTATCTGCTTCATCAACAGAAACATGGTGCAAGACTTCCGTAAGCGGCAAAGTGGTAACGGTCAAGGTTGATGCAAATAATGGAGCATCTGCAAGAACTGCCATTGTGAACATTTCTACCGCAAGCAAAGCAGCAGCAGTAGAAGTTACACAGGCTGGTACTGGTACCTAATATTAATGGCGGTGAGCTTTATGCCGCCGCCTTTTCTTTTTACACCTCAAAACATTATGAACGACAAAACGATAACTCAACCTACTTCGGTAGAACAGGAAAGACTTGATGAAGTGCTTGAAAACAGCACAGACTATGTATCTCTTCGCGAAAAGGAGATTGGAATAAAGTGGCTTCACCGGGGAACGATAAGAAAGCTGACGCACACCTTTATATCATGCAAACAAGACGATGAGGTGACAGCCCGATGTGCGTCCCTTATAATCCTGAATAACTGGTGGAAAATAAGGCTTTTCCATTGGATATATTGGCGCATTCTGTGGAAGAAATATACGGACCAAGAACTGACAAGTGTCGTTGCTCTTGGTAAAAAAAAAGTGGAATTTCAGAGACTTCAATACTTGAACATTACCATGTTCTTGACAGGAATGAAGGACACAGTGATGACGATGACGAGAAAGGAAGCAGATCGTATCCTTCAAGAACTTCGGCAGGAGCAGCCTTTGCAAACGGAGAAAAACATCCCGAATTAACCCGCCCTCTCGTTCTCTTTTGGGGAATGGTGAATATCCCTAACTGGTACATGGACTGGGTGCTTACCAATGCTCTGTATGAGCTTCTTATATGTGATGCTCCTATTGTGGTGTACAATAATGACGATAAGGCAGACAAGAGAATGCACACTTCCAAAGAGATGAAAGAGCTGACAAAAAAATGGGAGGCAAAAAGGAAAGAGCAGGAAGCTAAAGGACAAAGGATATCTCTTAATGATTTTATAGTAAACGGCGTTAACGCTATTAAAAAGGACACAAAATAACAATCGACATGGCAGACCTCGGAAATTTGAATTTTGGGATTCACCTGAAAAACTATACAGAGCAAGAATACGAAGCTATCAAAAAAAAGCTCGTCAACATGCACGCAACCGTCAGCGCGAAAGTAGGATTGAAGGTTGATGTAAAAGAGATTGAGGATAAAGTAGATTCCTTGCTGAAAAACAAGACGTACAAGGTGAAGCTTGAGGTGGATAGTGAGAGTATCAAGAATTTTACAGAGGCGTTCAAGGGGAAAGGAATGACTTCTAATGAACTAAGAGGAATCAAGGGATTTGCAACAACAGTACGCATGGATGCCGATGTGACATACAAAAAGGTTCTTCAAGACATTAGGAGGGAACGAGAGCAATTAGATGCCAGTATTAAGAAAGAGCGAGAACAGTTAAATGCCAGTCTAAAAAGGGGGCGTGAACAATCCGAGGCAGAATTAAGGGCCGCTAAAGCAGCATCTTCAATAATTCGTGCGGATGCTTATGCTAATTCCCAAATGAAACGTACAGACGCTTACGCCAACTCTCAAAAGGCCCTTGAGCAGCTTAGAAACGCTCGTTTACAAGCAGCAAAAGCCGCAGATACGCATAATTCCGCTATGAAGCGGGCAAATACAACCATGTCTTCCCAGTCTCGAATAGCCGGAGAGTTAAGAAACCAAATCGCCAACGTGTATTCCATATATACGGCAGAACGTTTTATTAGGGGATTATATACCATTGGTGGGGAGTTCCAAAAGCAACGCATCGCACTGACCTCTATTATCGGGGATAGCATGAAAGCTGAAACGATATTCAACCGCATCAAAGAGTTGGCAGTAGCTTCCCCGTTCCAGTTTAAGGAATTAGCGTCATACGCAAAACAGCTTTCTGCGTATAGTATCCCCTACGAAGAGCTTTACGATACGACTAAGCGGCTTGCTGATATTTCCGCGGGTGTCGGTGTTGATATGGGGCGTATCATATTGGCATACGGACAAGTTCGTAGTGCTGCGTTTCTTCGCGGACAAGAACTTAGACAGTTCACAGAGGCAGGCATTCCGTTAGTTGATGAGCTGGCGAAGAAGTTTACCAAATTGACAGGAGAAGCAACCTCTGCCGGAGATGTATTCGATAAGATCAGCCGAAAAGAAGTCAGCTTTGGTATGGTGAAAGATGTCCTTTGGGAGTTAACCAATGAAGGCGGGAAATTCTACAATATGCAGGAAGCCCTTGCGGAAAGTCTTGCGGGTAAATGGAGTAACTTGCAAGATGCTTGGGATGTAATGATGGCTGACATTGCAGAGGGAAATAGCGGTGTCCTTTCAGATAGTTTGGAAATACTTACCAAGCTGATGAAACATTGGAAGGCGGTAGCAGCTATCCTTAGCTCTCTTGTAGGAGCTTATGGCTTTTATAAAACAGCAGTTATAGCAGTAAATGCGGCTCATAAAGCTACAATTACAATAAACACGCTTACCAATATAATAAATATGACCAGAGCGATGCAAGGACTGACTGCTGTAACAAAATCTCAAGCAGTAGCACAAGGTATATTAAATGCAGTTACAGCAGCCAATCCTTGGATGATATTAATCACTGCCCTGGGTGCATTTACTGGACTATATTTCACTTTAAGAGAAAAGACTAAAAGTGCCGCAGAAACAATACGTGAATTTAATGTTCAAGTCCAAGAACAAAACGAAAAAATATCAGAAGCAAAAAACAAAGCCAACAGTTATATATCCACAATGTTTGATACATCCAAAGCTGTGGATGAGAGACGGATGGCTTATGAAAAGCTTCAAGGGATATATCCTTCTATTTTTAAAAATATGTCTTATGAGCAATCTTTGCTAAAAGGGCAAATTGAGCTATTAAATATGTCTAATAGAGCAGCAAGAACTACTGCGCGAGAAACATCAAGAATAAATTTAGAAAGAGCTTACCAGGGACTAATTGATGCAGAAAGAGGAGTTAAAGATGCAGAACTTTATTCTGTGGCAAGCGACGGGCACATCATGAATACCCAAATGCTTAAAGATGCAAAAGCCCAATTAGAAATAGCCCGTTCACTTGTAAAAGAAGCAAAAGAGGATTTTTCAACCATATTGTCTATTACCAATGAAGTAGAAGAAAATACTAAATCCTCATGGTTTACTGTGGCGAAAAGTATGTCGGAGGGTATAAATAGTCTTATACCTAAAGATGATGAAGCATATGAAGAATACGCCAAGCGAGTAAAAGAGGAAAGAGAAAACGCAGATAAGGTCTTAAATAGTTTCAAAAAGGGGAATCCGTATTCCGAAGTCACTATACGTAATGCACAAAAAGTATTTGATGTGTCAAAAAAGATAATGGATACTCTTGGTGTATTAGGCAAATCATCCGGAAGTGAAAAAGACCCTATTGCCGAGCAATGGAAGAATCGTGCCGACCTCATAGAAAAAGCTATTTCCAGCTACGAGAAATGGAGAAAAATAGAGGGGGAAGAATCGGCATCCCAAAGAGTAAAGAATATACCTGAATTTGCACCCGTATTTGATAGCAAGGGGGTAAATTTAGACTTGAGCGATCCAAGTAAGGCGTACAAGTATATCCAAAGCCAGCTGGATCAAAGCAAGGAGAAGCAAAAAGATTTATATGTTTCTCTTGGCGTTAAGATAGACAAAGAGCAGATTGAAAACGCAAAAAAAGAAGCCGATAACGCCTTAAAGGAAATAGAGAAATATATATCTCAAGCCGGAGAGAAATGGGACTTGTATAAAAAGCTATTTGATGCGACCGGAAACAAAGCACTTTCCATGAACATTGCTTTCGGTGAAAACATATCATTTGAAAGCATTGTTGAAGATTTCCGCAATCAGCTTGGAGATGCCCTAAAAAAGACAGGAAGCAAGTTTTCCATTACTGATGTCCTTGCCATGAAAGAGGATGATGTAAAGAAGCAATTCGGAGAAGGAATCATTTTAAAGTTGTATCAAGCAATAAGCGAGGAGGGCAAGAAAATGCGGTCTGAAAGCATTGAAAACCTTTCAGGCATGATAGAAGATTATAAAGACTATTCCCAAAAGATAGAAGACATTGAACGTAACCGTCAAAAGAGCATTGCAGATATAGAGAAAAACAGGGGAAGCATAGGCAGCAAAGAGGCCGACACCCTTGTAAAAGAAGTAAACAAGCGGGCGCAAGAAGACACCTCGTCTGTGCTATTCGACCAATTCAAGGAAAGCAGTGACTGGGTGCGTATCTTTGATGACCTTGACCGGGTATCTACATCTACGTTAGACGACATGATTTCTAAGGTAGAGGAATTTTCCCAAAAGCAAGGATTATCAATCGAAGACACCAAAGAATTGGTAGAGGCGTTGCGTAAGCTTCGTGGAGAATTTGCAGAAAGAAGTCCGTTTAAGGCGTTGGAGGCCTCTTTTAGCAGCATTAAGGAGGCTAAAAACAGGCTGGAAGCATTGAAGAGCAGCGGAGCTTCTAAGGCAGAAATAGACGCAGCGGAGAACGATTTAAATTCGGCTTATTCCGACCAGTCAAAGGCTATACAAGGCGTAATCGGTAAGTTTGATGCGCTTGCAGGAGCTGCGGATTTCTTAGGAGGAGTGTTTGAAAATCTTGGACTGGGAACAGGCCTTTCGGATGCAGCTGGAGTTTTGGGAGGAGGGCTGCAAGGAGCATCGCAAGGCATGGGAATGGCGACTTCTTTATTCGGGGCATCAGCAGGTCCTTGGGGAGCAGCAGCAGGTGCAGCGTTAAGCCTTATTTCCGGCATTGCGCAACTACATGACAAAAGACTTGAAAGAAGTATCCAGCGTAGCAAACAAAGAGTTGAGGAATTAAAATCCGCCTACGATCAATTAGGAAAATCCATAGATAGATCGCTTGGTGGAGACGAAAGTATAGAGCGTGCCATATTGCTATATGAACAGCTGGAAGAACAAGTTAAACGCGCCGGGAGTTCGCTTACCGAAAGCTATAAAATGCAATTCCGAGTATTAAAGGACGAGGGTTCGGACTATGTGGAAGAATTAAAAAAACGGATAAAATCAATGGAGAGCCTCCCAGCCGGGTTGCAGCGTTTTACGGGATTAAACTTTAAAATAGGTGTAGACAAGGAAGCGCTGGAAGCATTGGAAAAGGTTGGCGTAGGAAAGGAACTTGATAACAGCGTCCTTAAACAATATCAGGCCCAATACGTGGGACTTGTTTCTCAACGCGCAGAGATAGAGGGACAATTAAGAAACGAAGAAGGGAAAAAGAAATCTGATACAGGAAAGATACAAGACTATAAGAACCAGCTTGCGGAACTGAACGAGCAAATCGCCTATTTCGTAGAAGATCTCACCAAAGATTTGTACGGAATAGATTTTCAGGATTGGGCAAGTCAGATAAGCGATGCGCTAACGGAAGCCTTTGCCAACGGAGAAGATGCAGCGCAGGCTTTTGACAACGTAGTGAACAACATCATGCGAAGTGTTGCCAACAACATATTAAAGAACTTGGTAATACAGCCCATGTTTGAAAAGTTACAGGATAAACTTTTCGGAGAAAAAGGCCTATTTAAGGAGTTTACGGATATTCAAGACAATGGCGCTGTTGCAGCAGGGGCTATAAAAGACTTTTTCGACAATGAGGGGAAAGCCATGATAGATGCCTCGCAATCTTTCCTTGAAGCCTTTGATAAAGCTACTGGAGGAGCGCTTACGGCTACCGGGGAATCTTCCACTTCCGGATTAACAAAAGGAATACAAGGTGTAACAGAAGATACGGCAAACCTTTTAGGTTCATACCTGAATAGCATCCGACAGGATGTAAGTGTAAAACGTGCTCTTCTTGAAAAATTAGGAAATGAAATTTTCCCAAAGTACAATATTCTCGCAGAACAGCAACTAACGCAATTAAGAGCGATAGCTAACAATACGCTAAGAAGTGCTCAAAACACAGAAGCCAACTTGGCTGTGTTAAAGGAGTTTATGGGATTAGTGGGTATGGTTATAGACAAAGGAAAACGAAAGATTAATATATAAAATTATGAACGACAAGGATTTAAGCAGAACATTACTCAACCAAGCGGTATCGCTGGGATTATGTACGGAATGGACGGAACAATGGGGTTCTCCCGATCAACAAGCGTTAATTGACAAGTATTTGCATGGGATTGATTTCTGTATAGACAAAGGGTACCCTACCAATACTTTCATAAAGGAAAACTTCGATAAGGATATTCTTCACAGAAACAACATTTTTGTTGATGAAGATGTACAAAAGCGAAATATGAGCCACACATCCGTACTGAACGGAAGCTGTAAAGGTACTCTCCTATTTGACGGTTTCTCTATATGTGATTTGTATGTACGTCATGATAGCGAAGTGACTATTGACTGTTCTCAATATTGCAAGATATTCATTAACGTGTATGACCGGGCAAAGGTAAACGTAATTCAAAAAGGAATAGCATCTGTATATGTATATATTCATGGAGAGGACTGTGTAGTAGAAACCGAGGGAGATGTATTGCAAAGAAAAAGCCAGATGTAGTGTCTGGCTTTATTGTTTTATCTAAATAATAGTCAATTTATAAGCTTGCAAGCCACTTCTTGCCTGACTTGGTTTTAAGCCAAAGTGCAAAACCTCCCCCTATTATACTCGTAAATATAAATAATATTGTCAATCCATCCATATAATCACAACCCTTTTATCCACTTTTTACCGGAGGGAGTTTCTGTATAAATCCAAAAGGCAACAGTTATTACTGTTATAAGCCCAAACCCATATAATGCAACCATAATATTTATCTTAAAATGTTATTACCTATTTTTGCAAATAATACCGTAAGTATAATTCCCATAGAAACAAGAACAATTAATAAAATGTTATCATAAAGTTCTTCTTTCACAAGGGTTATTGCCAATCCCAAAGATAATACAGTGAAAGAAACTTGCGCCAAATTAAAAAAGAATCCTGCAAGTTTTTCACGCCTTACCTTATCCTTTTCCTTGCCCTCTTTCTTCGCTTCTTGTTTTTCGCTCCAATTACTCATTATAGCGCTATTTGATATGCAAATATAAGAAAGATAGAACGAATAAGCAAATAAATAACCAATAAATCAGTTTTTTAACAATAGTAATTTTAGAAAGATAGAACGAAAATATGTAAGGCAAGAAAAGCGGAGTTTCCTCCGCTTGCCCTGATTATGGTGTGAATTGCATAAGAACGCAATTGCTTCAGAAAGTACACTTTATAAAATATCAATATTTTCTATCTGTCCATCTGAATCAAATGTAACATTGTATATAAAAACATCCCCTGTGTCACATCCTTCATAAAACAAGCTAACTCCTGCCGTTTCCGGTTTAAATTTCTGGACATATATCTTAGAATTAAAAAAGAAATAAAACCAGTTTTGTATTCTTGGTTTAAACTCATCCGTAGAATATGTGGCTGTATTATAAGTATCAAACCTTGTTGTACAAAACCCGTAAGGAGCATTTATATGAACAAACTCTTTGCTTATGACTGGATTACTTTTATCTACAACAGCTTTTTTTGATTTTGAAAAAATAATTTTTTTATTTAGCGAGATACCATTTACGCCTGTATATGAAATATCCGCTGTTAATTCCTCGTTTGCAAGACTCATACTGTAATTAGTCTTACTTACCTTATAAGGATTTACGCATAGTACACTATTCTTATTTATCGTATATGCCCCTGAATCAATAAACTTTTCATCCAAATAAGCCGCATAAAATCCATCTTTATTAAAAGATATAAAATAATCACCGCTCTCCCATACCCCGATTAAATTTGAAGAATTAAGATTTTGTAGATTTTCTTCATTGTCAGAAGAACAAGAAGCAAACGAAATTAGGTATAAGGCCACCCAAGCCGTCATAAACAATATTTTTTTCATGATTTATGTATTATTAATTAATTATGAAGGAAAATACTTGTTGCTTTGTCTTATTTATTAATCATCCCTTCAATAACAGAACACGCTTTTTCAAAATTGCTAAGGATGTAATCGCCTCCGTCTTCTCCCTTATCGTTGAAATACAAATACTTATTAGAGCCATACTTCTCCAATCTAATAAACCATGTCACCTTTTTCTTTTTAACATAATATCCTACTACGAAATAATCATCGGTCATGAATTTATTCTCCAAATAGTCCGCTTCTTTTAAAACGTCAGTTTTAATATCATCTCTCATAGACTTAATAGCGTTTATTATTTCCTTTAAGTCTTCATATTCTATAAAAGCACATCCCCCATCTCCGTCTTTAGCTTTGCGTTCTATTCTGTAAAAATACTTCGATTCATTTCCTTTTACAACTTCTCTGACGCAATTCTCAGATTTGTAGGATGTAAACATGTAATTACCCACCAGCCCATCCACTACTGTGTCAATAAGTTTAATTGACATGCCTGTGTCAGATATAAATTGCTCCATTTTGGTTTTCTCTTTTGAAGATTGATTATCCACGTCTTGTGAATACATCGACATCGGCAATACGATTACCATTAATAATAAAATCTTTTTCATATTAGTATGTTTTATATGTATATAATGATACAAAAGTCGTCATAATTAACCCGCGTTGTTGTAATATACAGTATGTTATAAAACACATCCGCCCTTTTATTATCCGCATCGCTTGAGAAAATCACCTATTTTCTATATATTTGCACAAAAACATAGAAAATACATGAAAGTAGTTGATTTTCTAATAAGAAGTTTGCACTTTCAAAGATTGTATCTATCTTTGTTGCGCTAACAGATGACGATTGCATTCGTTACGCAGAGCAAGCGGTTAAGTTGCTCATTTTATACATGGGCTTTTTTTATGCCCTTATTGGATATTGGCGGTTGCCTTTACGTAAGATTATAGTATTTGCTCTCGTAGCGAATGCGCCATCTGTTAGCAGCGTAAAGTGCAACCGCTTTCTTTTTGATAAAGTTGCCACATATAATTTCTTATAATCTTAAAATGCTAACAGATTATGGCAGAATTAGTATTTCAAAACAGCAACGGCAATGATGTGACTACTTCATTACTTGTTGCAGAAGTGTTCGGAAAAGAACATAGTAAAGTAGTCAGAGACATTGAAAGTCTTTCATGCTCAGCGAGTTTTAATGCCGCCAATTTTGGCGTTATTACCTACATTGATAGCAGAAACCGAGAACAAACCGCTTATGAAATGACTAAAGACGGTTTCAGTTTCCTTGTTATGGGTTATACTGGCGCAAAAGCAGGTGAGTTCAAAGAGAAATTCATCAATGAGTTCAATAGACGGGAAGCATTGCTCAAAGATGATGATTACATCTTGATGCGTTCCCAGCAAATTTTGCAAAAACGCGTAGAAATTGCAGAGCAGAAAATTAGGCAGCTTGAAGAGAAGAACGCCAAACTAAAACCCAAAGCCGACTTTGCCGAAGCCGCTTTCAAAGCAGAGGGCAAAGTAGACATAGGCCAAGCCGCAAAGATTCTCAACCTCGGTTTCGGGAGAAACACCCTTTTTAAAAAGCTAAAGGAAGTGGGCGTATTCTTTAAAGACAGGAACGAACCGAAACAAAAGTACATTGACGCAGGGTATTTTGAAATGACGCTGTTACCGCCTATACACAGAGACAGCCACCCCGACATATTATATCAAAAGGTGCTTTGTAAGCCCAAAGGACTTGCTTATATCAATCAGTTGTTCGGTGGGAAACCTTCTGACAGAAAGATTTCGCCTATAAAATAGTATAGCGCAACAACACATATTTGCGTAGTATTTAGTAAATTTGCAGAAAACGAGCAGGTTATGGAGCGAATAAGACTTACAAAGGAGGAAAAGCAAGCATTTAGGATTGTTTCGGAATTTGGCGGAGAATGTCCTGTTACATATCCGAAGCATGTATTTGCCGCATCTGTTCGCTCCATTGAAAGAAAAGGGTTGGTAAAGGCTTCTTATTTGGTTGGCGGTCAAGTGTGGAGTGTCAAACTCACCGAAGAGGGAAAGCATTACCTTGCCGTTAATCCAAACTTGCATAATCCTGTTAATTGGAATTTAATACTTTCCGTCATAGGTATTATTATATCTATTATAGCCTTATTCGTAAGCTGCATGAGGAAATACTAATCGCGCTATTTAATAAATTAGCAGTCGGTTCAAATGCCCGATAGCCATAACTATACCCTATTATTAATATCTAAACAAATATTTCATCATGGAAGAAAAAATATACGAATTGCAGAAAGAGAATGTTTCCCTTGCGAGACAATTATTGCGCCTGTCCGAAGATTTACAGATGGCGCACGAAAGAATAGATGAGCTTGAAAAGACGCTGAAAGGGAAACGCATGATAAATCCATACATGAAAATAGTTACTCCGGGCAAATGAAATTTATATGGCCGGATAGTATTGGCTATTAATCATAAGCAGAAGCAATAAAAATCATCTATTTTCTATGTTTTTGTATTGATTATTTAGAATATATTCTATATATTTGCATCAACATTGAACAAGCCAAAGAGCTGATTAACGGTATTCCCGTTAGTTGGCTCTTTTTGTTTTTTTACAACACAAACTCAAGATAACACATGGCAAAGCTTTACAGTATCTATTTTCAAAAGAGTAAGCCGGGAAGTCCTGTTATTGATACAAAGTCCCAATGGGGAGTTGTGTGCAAGGACTTTCCGTTTGCTGTTTACGGAGAAACTAAAGAATTGCCGAAGAGAGACTGGAAAGACGAGGACGGAGAGGATACATTTATCCCTGATAGACTTTACATGCAAGCCTATGAACTTGACGTGGAATTTGCATACAAGGGAGAAATGGATACAGCCAATGAAAAGGTGATTGGCTTTTTGGATTACCTTTCCGGCAAAGACAATTCCGGTGCAGAGCTTAAGGTTTACGACACCTACACCAAGATAGGCAGGCAGGGTGTCTACTACAAATCCGTAGAACCGGATCTTTTCGTTCGCAAGACTGACGAGGGAGATGTGTTGACATTCAGTGTTACATTCCGGGTTACTGACCCTCAAACTCAAATAACACTTTCGATCTAATGGGACGGTTTACGGTATATAGCAAGGACGGACAAACAGTCAGATGTGTACTGGATAAGCTGGAGTACACCGGGGTTTTCATGGCGGAACGCGCGTGCACATCAACTTTTATATCTGATGTCAAAATCAACTTTGACGTATTTGATTACATAGATTATAGAGGAGAACGGTTTGAACTGGAGCTTCTTCCTACGGTAAAGAAAATATCAAAGCATCAATACAGTTATGACCTTAATTTCGTTTCTCTGAAATACGAACTTGAAAGGTGCATGATGCGCAATATTGTTCCCAGTGACAACGGAATAGTCTACCCTACTCCTTTAGTTGTTGAGTTTACCGGAACGGTCAAGTATCTTGCAGAAAGGATACAAGCGTGTTTGGACGCCATGTACGGGAAAGGTGTATGGAGCATAACCCTTGCAGATGGCGTAGACAGCGAGGAAAAGAACATCTCCATGAGTAACCAAAACTGCTGGAGCGCTCTTTCTCTTGTAAACACAGAATACAAGCTGAATTATTTCGTAAAAGGAAGAAGCGTTACCATTGGCGGTGCGGAACCGGTAGTGAATAATGTTTTTGAATACGGCAAAGGTAAGGGGTTATATGAGATTGAACGAATATCTGATGCGGACACAGGGATTGTAACTAAGTTACGAGCCTATGGTGGCACAAGAAACCTTGATTACAGTTATCCGAAAAAGCCTGAATGGACTGACAGTATTCTCCCCGCCAACTACGCCTTATCTCCTCTTCGTCTTATGCTGCCAAGTTTTAAGACTGACGGAGTTACCGACTTTGTGCTGGCGTCAAACGAGGCTATCGCCAAATATGGGATTCGCGAAGGCGTGATAACCTATGACGATATTTATCCCTCTATTACGGGGATGAAGAACTCTGCTGGACAGGCTATTGACGAGATAAAGAGTGTTGACGCAATAACAAGTGAAACGCAACCCACTTTTACGGTACAGCTTTATGACTTGGGATTTGACTTAAACGAAAGCCTTACCACTGACGAAGCGCAGCTTTCCATGAAAAGCGGTGCATTGCAGGGGTACGCCTTTACTATTACTAAAATAGTCAAGGCTTCGGATGGAAGCTACACCCTTACGCTCGGAAGAAACACCCTCGAAGAATCGGATACGGATAATTTCACAGTTCCTAACAAGGACTGGAACATGAAAGCCGGGGACAGGTTTGTTCTTCTGAACATACTCATGCCACAGGAATATATTCGTGCTGCCGAAAACAGGTTATTGGAAAGGGCTAAAGAATATATTGCCAAATACAGCAGTACAAACTACTCTTACAATATAGGCGTTGACGAAATTTTCATGGCAAGAAACGCTAACTTCTATAATGAAATAATGGAAGGTAAGCGGCTTACTGTGAATGATCCCGAAATGGGGATAGACCATGAGAACGTGATAATACAGTCTCTCTCTATAAAAGAGGGAGAAGGGTTGATACCGACATTTGAAGTAACTCTTAATAATGAGCCAAGCGCAAGCACCCTTGAAAGAATACAAGGACAGATTAGTGAGATTGAAACATCTGTAAATAATAAGTTTTCATCACAAAGCGAACTAAGCAAACAATATAGAAAGAAGCTCGACAAAGTAGTTTGGGACAGAAACCTTGAAGAGAGGGTTGACGATAACGGAAAGGAATACTTGTTCTTAACCAAACCGTTGATTACCGCCTACGGAGTAACCATGTACGCAGGCGCAGACGTTCAAGTCCCTTCAATCTACGAAGGTCTCCCAATAGACGGTGTGACAATACAGTGGGTTGACGGAAATCTTGTCGCAACAGGTGGAAAGGGTACTGCTAATGGTATAGTGGTTAACGGTAATACTTACACTCCTAATGAGGACGGAATAATCACCTTGCCTAATTATCCGACTTCGCTTGAATGGGGCAACATATCAGGAAAACCCAGCTGGATAGGTAGCACAAAGCCCTCTTACTCATGGGATGAAATTGGCGGTAAACCGTCAGTGTTCCCTACCAATTGGGAGAATGTTTCGGACAAACCCTCATGGATAGGCGCCACCAAACCGACCTATAATTTCAGCGAGATACAGAACAAGCCTACCACCATTGCAGACTATGGCATCACAGACGCCTACACCAAAAACGACATATCCGGACTATTAGCTGATTACGTAACCAAATCAGGTGCACAGGACATTACAGGTGTCAAGTCGTTCATAAACGGCTTAAATATCGGTGATATACTTGTGAAGAAGCATTCTGACGGAGTGGTTGAGTTAGACGGTGATTTGATTTTGACAGGTAGTCTTACCATGTTTGCACAAGGCAGTCATACGGCATCAACCATTCTTGATGCGCTTCCGATTGACAATACCACCTTGTCAAAAGAGGGTGGTGTATTAAGCGTAATAGGCGGTGTTGGCGGTGGATCGGTAGACGGGATTATCCTTAACGGCACAACCTATTCCCCTGATGAAACCACGAAGCTTATTACATTGCCTAATTACCCAACCACATTGCCGGCAAGTGACGTGTATTCTTGGGCCAAGCAGCCGAACAAGCCGAGTTATTCGTTTGGTGAGCTGTCATCTCATCCTACTACTCTAAGCGGCTATGGGATTACGGATGCGGTAACAATTGACACACATCAACAAATATACGGAACTAAGGAATTTAGACAGACAGTATTTATTGATACACAGTCTGACGTAAAGCTAATAATGAGGGATGATGATAATCACGCCTTAATTGGAGCAGCTAATAGCAAAGGATCAGTATTATCAAGACTTGGATATTATGGTGATAGGTGGGGAATTGACGGATATAAAATACTTACTACAAATAACTATTCTGCCGAACTGGATAACCGCTACGTCAACAAGGCAGGGGATACTATGACTGGAGGTCTTAACGTAAACAGTATCCAAATCTCTTCCAATGAAATAAATAATAGAAATAACGGATACTTGTATCTTGGATATAGAGATACATCATCTGGAGTCAACCTATGTTATAACAACTCTCCTCTTACCTATGGTAGCAATAGATACACCATCCTCCACACAGGCAATTACGCAGGCGAACTGGATAACCGCTACGTCAACAAGGCAGGGGATACGATGACAGGAACATTGCTAATGTCAAATGATTCTGATGTTTATGGTAGGTCTGCTGCTAATTCAGGTGCAGCCTATATCATAGGTTATAGAGATGCAAATATTAGTGGTATTGTTATGCACGATATTAGCCAATACAACAACGCTAAGGCTCTATACATACAGACTAATGGTTATGACTCGCCTAATGACACTGGAGGATTAGCCATAACAAACGATTGCGTTACAGCATTCGGTGCAGGTGATAATGGTTCTGTATTCAGAGTGCTAAATGAGGATGACGTAAATCTTGGAGCTTTGTTTAACGTTGCAAAAGATGGCACATTAACAAGGCTTGGTCATAAGATATTCGATAATGGCAACAAACGAGACATGTTCTCAAGCATGAACGAAGCCTTTACCGCATGGGGAAACGAGCAGGTAATCAATGTCGAAGGAGATGCAAACACATACTATCCGGTGGTTATTACAATAGGTGGCACAAAAACATGGAACAGTAGGATTAGCATATATAAAAACTTAGGAAGCAGAACACCCTCTTATCCGGGAAATCATGGTAATGGCACTTCATCCATGTGGGCCATGTACGAAGGACGTTATAGCGGTTGGGACGGAAACAGCGGATATATCGTTACAAAATATGTTAGACAGCCATATGCCAACCTAATATCAAAAGCTGAAAATGCTGGTAATTCTGCCGGTGCGCTTGTTGTGTATCTAAGAGGCGGTGGATGCGAATATACGGTATGCACTGATTATCGTGGAGGCGTAAACGTGTATTACGAAAGAACGGAAATTAGCGGTGATAGTAATTATCCTGTCTATGTAGAGCCGACCACGTCCGTAGGTAATCAAGGGGTATTAAACACCACAGGTTACGATTACTTAGTTCAAAAGGCCGTTAGATTGGAGACCCCTCGCACAATCTTCAGTAAGCCTTTTGACGGCACAGGGAATGTAACAGGAGGAGCTAAGTTTAATAGTATTTGCATTGAGACAGATAACAACGGAAATGATAGTGGAAGAGGTAGTGAGATAAATGATTATAACGGTCATCTGTACTTACAGCATGATTCATCTAATAACTTAATTTGCTGTATGGGTGGCGGCAACGTCGGCATAGGCACTATATCGCCAAGTTGTAAGCTTCATGTAAAGGGAGATATTCTTGCAACTGGCGGAATAACCATGTACTCTGATTTAAGAAAGAAGAACGTCCTGAACAGCATCATCGTACCTCTTGACGTAATGGCAAATGCTGACCTTTTCGATTACATTTTCAAGACAGATGAAAAATGCAAGGTCAGAGCAGGAACGAGCGCCCAGTATTGGAACGTGTTTCTTCCACAGGTGACAGACACAGACAATGAGGGCTTCTTCACAATGAGTTATGATGTGCTTGCAACTACATGCGTACTGTCTATCGCGAAGCATTTCCAAAGTTTTTTGATAGAGGATTTCAATAACCACGAAACGAGAATAGAATTTCTTGAAAGAGAGAACAAGGAGCTGAAAGATAGCAATAAAGAAATGATGAACCGTATTATCGAACTGGAAAGGAGGGCAGCATAATGGCAATAATACCCGATACCAATATTAACCTGTCAAACAACATCGGTGCGGTGCTGAGGGATGCAGGGGGTAGTGTGGTTATAAATAGCCCGGTTACCTATTTTGACGGACCTGCGAGAATAAACAAGGATGCGAAGTACAAGCCTGTTATCTTAAATGCAAATTTCACAGATAATATTTCTGATTGGTGGAAAGGATATGACGGTCAATGCGGATATAGCATAAACTGGACTACCGAGGAAGGCTTAGAGCAGTTCCTTGACGATTTGCTGGCAAATGAAAATTACATGTACGATTATCGCCCTATTCGAAATGAGAACAGAGATGTCCCATTGAGATTATCAGATTTCGTTCGATATAACACCGATTGCGGTAATTGGTTAACCCAGCCAGCCGATAAACTTGTGACTATATCCGATAAAGAATATTTTTATGCAACATTATACAATCCGAGCAAGGATATTCCATATAACTTAAAAATCACTGATATAAGCGTAAATGGAACGCCATTCAAAGACAGCTATATAGGCGTTATATTATGGAATAATCAGAATAATGTATATACAGGATATTGCTCTATAAACACAATAGGGCAAATGTACAACAGCAGCACAGGCTTTATTCAATTCCAAGTCACTGCAAGTGGTGGCCTTATGTTCACATCGGGAGTAGGTGAATATTCGTGCGCCTACATCGTGTGCTCAAAGAGAAACACATCTTTCAATCCTTTAAATTGGACAGGGACATTCAGCTCGTTGCCTATCAATACATTCAGAATAAATGCTTTTGATTGGGGAATGGTACACGTCAGAATCCAAGCAGAAATTTACGATAATGGAACTATGTATTCTGAAAACTGGTGGGGATTAAACCAAACACCGGAAGATCAAGAGCTGGGCTATTGCACAGTAACATTATACGGAATTGATACAGATGAAGGTCGCAGGGAAGTACCTTTAAAGGTTACAGAACATGATTATAGAGGAGAAATTATAGCTGCACATTCTCAAGAAGAATATGAATTAAGAATAGGATACTCTATGCCTACCAGCGAGATACCCGATTTCTCCCATTACAACGATTTCATAGTGGAAATGGAAAGCTCTAATCCCGTATTAGGGAAAACAAGATATTCAGTAATGTGGACATAATAATGACAATATGATAACAATAGAATAACATGAAAGCATATTTAGTTTTAAGCAGATACCACGCACCTGATATCGGTGTTGACGAACTGTACGACAGAGAATATTACTTGAAATCAGAGGACGCGGACAACGCTCTTGAAAGAATGATTGAATCATTCAAGAAAGGAACTGATTACGATAGTACCATGCAGGAAAAGCGTGCAAAAGGGTTCTGTGAGTTCAAAGGATATTACACGTACTTCTTTGAGATTGAAGAAATTGAAATAGTAGAATAGTAAACCAATAAAAACAAAAGTTATGAGTACATCAACAACCGCTACTGAAAAAGTGGCTTATGAAAAGTTAGTGAGAGCAACAGTAAGAGTGAATAACTCCGTAGACGAATCTAAGGTCTATGACATTGAAGCGGATGCCGAGATAAACAACGGTATTGTAGGTAACATCAATTCAGGCACAGTGAAGAAAGACGGCTCACAGGTGGCTACTTTCAACAGTTACGGCAACGAGAACCTGAGCATTAACCATAACGTGGGAGACAAGCAGGAACAGTGCGAGATTACCGCGGCCGTCAATACCTTTATTGTTGACACGAAAGCCAAGATAGCTACTGCACAGCCTGTTTCATTGTAATTGTACAACCATTAAAAGAATAATAAAATGAGCGAAAATAAAAAATCAAAAAATGAAATTACAACAGACACCGTCAAGTCAGTATATAAGCTCCTTAATGATAGCAAACTTACCAAAATGGAAGATAAGGATAAATTCATTGTGATTAAGGCGGTAAGAAAGTTCAAACCTATTGCGGCCGACTTTGACGATTTTCAGAAAGACGCGCAGGAAAAGCTAAAGGGGGAAAACTTCGAGGAGATGCAGAAGAAAGCTCAGCAATGGCAAAAGGACGGTGATAAAACCACTCTGACAGAAGATGAGCGTAGGGAAATCAACAAGTTCTTCAACGAATACTACAAGAAGTTGGAAGAGTGCCTGAAAGAAGAAACGGAAAGAAAGCATGAATTGGAATATGAAAAACTATCAGAAGATGCTTTCGGTAAATTCATCTCCAGCAATGACTTCAAGGTAGATGATATAATCAAAATTCAAGAAGTAATGGTTCAGTAATCAAGAAGGGGTGTGTCATGAAAAAGGTAGAGGTTGATTTGTTAGTGGTTGGTAATCTATTGGTTATCAACAACTTGCGTGGGGGGGGGTAAAATCCTCTAATTGGAATTGCTATGCAGATGAAAGTCTATATGAAGCGGACAGGGTCGTACATGGAGACTACGAGATTGACGGTGACAGTGATATGTCTATTGCTGTTACTGGTGGTATCACCATTATACGGAAGGAGGTATGATATGGCTATTGTACCTAATACCGATGTCGATTTAAGTTCCGAAGTAGGTGCGGTTCTGCGTGATGCAGGAGGCAGTGTTAATATCAATTATGCGCCAAGTTACTTTACCGCGGATGCAAGAATTAATAAGTTTTCAAAGCGCAAACCTGTTCGATATAGGAAAGATTTTGGAATGTCCGATTCCGATTTCAATGATGCTCGATACGGTATTTATGTGGTAAAAGTAGACACTTACAACATAGGTGGTGATATATCTTGGGGGTACAATATACCGGGGGGAGGAGTGGCCGAGCCTTATAGACTGGAGGATTTCAGAGGTTATAACAGCGCTGCTATATCCCCGGTAAGAACTGGATTCCCGACAGAGCTAAGCATAGATGAACCTGATAGATACAATTATGTGACATTGGATATAGATGATGACTTTGATTTACCTGAAGGAAATATCAGGGTGAAAGACGTACATTCCGATGAACTTAGTTGGTATCCGGGAATAATGGCCTTGAACAGGACGAGAAATCAATCTGCATACAGGACGTCCGCCACAACCTTACAATACTTTTCGTCAGACACATTAAGCGTTCCACTTCTTCAAAGCTGGAAAGAAGGTGATACAATAGATATGTACACCATACTTTCTCCTAACATGTACACAGGCGGAAATGAATCCGCTCCCCCTCCGTCAGGAGCTGAATATTACTTAGCTCCTGATTCTAATTCCGGATACGGGAGGGCGGCGCTTAAAAGCACCTACAATCCTACGCTTCAGTATGAGCTGGTTGGTTATCCAAAGGTACTATATACAGAAACAGTGAATTACGATGAGCCTGCTTGGCTTGTATATGATGTTAGCGGTTACATAAAGAACAATGGCAATGTAACCCACAATGTAGAGATAACGGCTTATATTGAAAATTATAGTGAGGGAGACAGTGATTATTTCGGTCCGGTTACAACTGGAGCACAGCCGGGAGAGACTAAATCATTCGGAATGTCAGGCAGTTTCTATTCACCAAGAATGGAATACACGCAATTCCTGTTTGTCAGTTTGACTATTGTTGTCAATGGCAAGGCGGGTGTGTTGTTTAGCCGCTATCAAAACATGGATACAGGCGAATGGGTAGATAATCCTTAGTAATAATAACCCCCGTTCCACTCTCACGAGCCAAACGGGGATGCGCAGTAGTTAGTTCTGATACTATGAATGATACAAATATATAAATAATTTCAAACAAGAAAAAGAAATGGATTAGATTAACAAAAAAGTATGTGGATAAAAACCCCGCCCTGTTCTCACGAATAAGGCGGGCAAGGCAGACGAGCAATACGAACAGTAATCTTGATACTAAAGTCTGCCTGATTAATAAAATTTACGCTTACAGTTTGTACGTACACAAAGATAGGAAGAATTTTAAACATAACGATAAAATGAAAGAAAACATTGTTACCCAAAGCATACCGGGTGGATTCGCGGTGATAGCAAGCAGCTTTATTATGCAGTCATTGGAGCACATGATACCTTGGCTGATAGTATCATTTTCAGTTATTATCTGCGATTTGGCGTTTGGAGTTAGGAAGAGTTTATTAATGAATGAGGAAGTACGTTTCTCCGGAGCCATACGCCGTACTATGGGTAAAATGGTAACTTACTTTGCATTTGTCTGCATGGTTGTGATGATAAACATTGCTTCCGGGGACAAGTGGAACATTGATATATATTCCTGTCTCTTTGTGTGCTTTATAGAGTTTTGTTCTATTATAAGCAACATATTAAAGCCTAAAGGGTATGATTTCAATGTATTAAAGGCTTTGGGCGTATTCTGCAAAAAGGTTTTTAATGTTGATAAGGAAGACGTTAGTGAGATAATAACGAAAGATAAGGAGGAAAAGAAATGAATATTAAAGATTACTTCGACATTCAGGAACTTGTATGCCGACACGTGTACGAGAAGTTCGGTGATAACGCTTGGCAGTTCTTCGATAACCGCCTGTTGGAAACACTGCTTGTTATCAGGGAGAAACTTGGCAAGCCTATCTATGTGAATAATTGGCAGGTAGGCGGTAATCTGACACAACGAGGGTTAAGATGCAATGTCTGCCAGCTTGTTGCAGAAAAGACAAGGCTTGAAAAAGTGTACGTATCGGCACACATGCAAGGTACGGGCATTGATTTCGATGTAAAAGGCATGACAGCTCTTGAGGTGCGCAACTGGATTAAGGCAAACCAAATACTTCTTCCGTATCCTGTCAGACTGGAGCAGGATGTTACGTGGGTGCATCTTGATATGCGTAATGACGGAACAAAGGGTAAAGTCATATATTTCAAAGGATAATGCCATGAAAGAACTAAGAAAGCCATTGTTTTGGGCGTCTGTTGGATTGCTGGCTATGCTGCTGGTGTTCGTGTTTGCTTCGTGCCGAACGAGGACGGTCTATGTGCCTGTTGAAACAAAAGTGCTTGACAGTATAGTCTACCACGATACAACGTTTCAGGAGAAGCTGATACCTTATAAAGACAGCGTGTCTACCCGCGATACTGTGTCATTCCTGCATAACCCGTATGCTTATAGTTATGCGTCTTGGAATAAGGGGATATTGAACCACTCATTAGGCATCTATCCCCAATCTACGGTGACGGTCAAGATACCTTACTTCATTGAAAAGATAAGAAGAATTGAAGTGCCAAAGCCTTATCCTGTGGAAAGAAAACTATCATGGTGGGAACGGTTTAAAATCAATTACGGAGGTGCGAGCATGATGCTAAACATTGCATGCGTCGCATTGGCTGTTCTTTGGCTTGCCATAAGGATAAAAAAGAAATAAGTGTAGAAGTTGGCTTTAGCTGACGCTCTTTCGGGGCTTAGAGTAGAAAGAAAGCCCCTATCTCTTGTCCTCTGTCTGCGAAACGAACACAAGAGACAACAATTACAATCCGAGTTGTTACGAGGCTTTCGAGTTTAATAACGCCGGGTTGTGATTTTTGTTTTTAATAATTACATGTTTTAAAGCAGAATAATATGAAAACAGGAGATTTGTATCAGATTATGATGTCTACGGTATGCAGGCATACAGGGGTTGGAGAATTGGAACTGATAGACAGTAAAAAGGAAGAATGCGTTGATGCACGCTATCTTTTGGTGTACTTCCTATCGCAGTTTTTAACGGACGAGGAAATATCCCGTCAAACAAAGATACCCCGTCAGTCGGTAAACAGGATACGCAACCATTTTGATGTAAAGATAAACAAGTGGAGCGTAAAAAACTGCCTGCACGAAATTAGCTCCGAACTTGCCCATAACCCGCTCGTTTCTTCTATAATAGCACATTGATTCTGTCGTCCTTTGTCATGCAGCCTACATCGGGCTGCCTTGAAACAATAAATATTTTATGACTATGACAGCAGAAGATTTAATGGCAATGAAAGCCATGTCCGACGGAACCGACATGAGTTCCTACGAGCACTTCATGGTGGCTGAAAAAACAGCGAAGAGACCCAGCGGAACATCCATTGCAGCAATTACTATCGGTAGTGCAGCCTTGTTGACTGGTATCGGTGCTTGGATTTTCGGTGGCGTTTATGCCGCACAGGGAAGCAAGGCTAACCAAAGAGACATTGACCGACTGGCTCAACTGGCTATTGCAGAACGCGCAGAACGTGTAAATCAGCAACCTCGCATGATTGACTACGTAAATGTTCAGACAGGCGCTACGGCTAACGCTTTGGCGGGAGCAGGAGCAAGCGCATACGCACAGGCAGAAGCACAGATCGTGGCTGACCGTTTGACAGGTCGCTCACAGATGTGTCCGCAGCCCGTAGCATTGTACAGCGCACCGCAGCCTTGCGGATGTCCTTGCAACGGCTAATTGCATTTCGGTATCGGGGAAGGGCACACTAAGCCTTTCCCTTTTTACAAAAAACATTGCTACTTATGTTTTGGAGAAAGAAAAAATACAATATGGAAATGCTGAAAATGATAAAGCCTACCAGTAAGGTTGCACTGAAAATGCAAACTCTGATGATAGCCAAAGGAAACGTAGAGGAAGCGGAGAAGCTGTATGATTTTCTCGCTAAGGACATGGAAGAACTGCCTACGTTTGATATTGTTCCTCCCACAACCATGCAACAGGTGAGGGATACCGCCGGAACGATATTCGGCTGGGTGAAAGAAAATCAGAACGATATCATGCAAGGCATAGAGTTCTTGAAAAGCCTGAAAAAAGGAGGTGGAATGCCGCCTTCGGGTGCTGCTCCAGTATCACCGCCTCTGCCTCCGTTGTAATTAAAACAAATGCACTATGAAAGGATTTGAAATAAATTTTAAAGTATATGCCGATACGCAGGAAGAAGCGGATGCAGCCTCAAAGGCATTGCAGGACTTTGTAAACGAACATGCTGCCGAGGGAAGAGCGGTAACAGCACAAAAGCTGACAGAGTGCGTTCTTAAATGGAAAGACAACCTGTTTGTAAAAAATCAAATCATCAAATATTTTAAATAACAAAACAATATGAACGAATACATACAAGCCATTTACGAGATAGCAGTATCAAACAATAAGTTCCTGATAGCTACGGAACAACGGCTGATAAACATTGAAGCAAAACTCGATGTGCTGCTGGGTGTAGGAACGCCTGATTCTGTAAAAGAGATGAAGAGCCGGGTGCCGGCTCCAAAGAAATACCCTCAATCAGCAGAGGAACCCGTTGCTGAATAATATTAATAAAAAAACGATTCATTATGAGCTGTTGTAAAAACAAATCGGGACAAACCTCCGTATTGGAGCTTGTCCCCGTAGCCACAGGGACTACGACACCATCCCCAATAATGTATTACATTGACCTGATTCATTATCTGTGTCGTAACCGGAACATCTGTATCACCGCCCAATATCCTTTGAGCGGGACCATGAGGGCCGTTTTAAAATCTATTGATTCTTTAGGCGGAAACCTTTATTCGCTGTCTATCCAATTGGTAGGTTCGGTAAGTTATCTGCCATACGTATGCGGATGCAACAATTGTGACGTATGCCCGCAGACGGATACAGTGTTCACTTCAATTACCGTACCGTTCTATTCAACCACAGTACCCACATCGGCAACACTTACCGTTACGCCTAATGTGCTGGTAAGTCCTACCAACGTACAAGACTGCTGCACGAAAACAAATGCGGTGGAAATAGAGTTCGACCTGACTGTCACAAGCCCTGCTCCTGCGCCTGCCGTAGCTGCATTGCTTGGTGAAGATGAAAGCTTAGCAAACGAAACCAAATCATCCAAAAACAAGTAGTGTATGATTGGGGATGCAATGATAATAACCGTTTCCGTATGCCTGTTCATCTATTTGGGACTTTTCGATGCCATATCAGGCATTTTGAAAAGACTTGTTCCGGTAAACCCGGAGAAGATAGGACACTTATCGGAGAAGCTGAAATGCAGCAAGTGTATCAGCTTTTGGCTCACGCTGGCTTACAGCATTGCATGCGGAGGTCCGGTTATTCGTTGCATCCTTGTTTCTTTTCTGTGTGCCTTGGCCGCACTATGGATTGATTTGCTTTTGGCTTATATAAACAAAAAATACGATCGGTTATGGGAAGATTTGTAATTGTAAAACCAAAGCCCGCAAAGACGGTTAAATGCCCGTCATGCGGAAAGAAATAACAATATGGGCAACAAGAAGATTATGAAGTATTGCATAGACAAATACCTCAACGAGTGTATAGGCAACTGCAAGGATGACGGTGTCAAGGCTCTTTTACTTTTACAAAAGGACATTGAAAAGAACAACGAACATCACCTTCGCCAGCAGGATTTACTGCTTCAAATAATCAGAAAGCAAAGCAAGCCCAATTTTTGGCGGGAGGTAGGGGCAAACCTTACCGGAGACGCCATTTTTGAGGTTTTGCTAAGAGGTGCAAGCAGGATATTCAGATAAGAAACATACTACTTAATTAAAAGAAAGGGAAAAGATTATGACTATTTATGAATTGATAGAAAAGTACGGCAAAGGCAAGGGTGAAGCTGTAATGATAGAGAGCACCCGCATCCTTTCGGATGTGCTGGAGCCGATGAAAGAGAAAGAGCCTAAAAAGTATTGGCTGGCGTTGAGAAAGCTGTACGGTGCCATGAGCGGATGCCATTACAATGAAGAGTTTGCCATGCACGATGTTGCCGATATGGAATACACAGACAAGGAAGGCAACGAACACAAGGGTGGATATTGGACGGTAGATCAGATAGAGGAAGCCACCAAGAACAAGAATTTCCCGTCAGGATGTACCCGCTGGGATAAATACGTAGCCTTTAATGCTTTTTGGGCCGATCTATGCAAGGTTTTGGACGGAGAGGATATTATCGAAGCGGCGTATGCCTTTTGGTTTGACGATGAAGATTGGATGCCGGGAGATAATAAAATATGGTCTTATATGTGCCTAAAATATAGCTATGAATGAACAATTAGACATATTGATTAAGCAGTCGGAAGACTTACCGCACTGGATGTTCTGCCGACTGCTTGCTATGATGCAATGGAACGTGCTCTAAAGATAGCCGAGGACGTTATTTGCAATGCTATACCGCTTATTGTTGCGGTAAAGCTGGCTATGCTGTTAACCCTGTGTCTCTAATTCTTTCACATCCTCCAGTGCCCTATACAGTATGTATATGGTGCTCATATTACTTTTAAATAGCTCCGTACTCACCCGTATTGATGCGCTATTTTTTTACCTAAATGTAGAAATGCCACAGTTGCACCACAACCACACCACAGCCTTTTTTATTCCCATTTATGTAACATGTTGATACACAACCGTATTAGTGCGCTATTTTTTTTATCTAAATGTAGAATTATCACTGTTGCACCACAGTTGCACCACAATCACCACAGCATAACTTTGCGGTTGAAGATAAGGACGTGCACAACCTAACTTTATAACAATTTAAAATAATATTGTCATGAAAGAATTAAATTCAACTCAGCAAGCAGTTATAATGAGTTTCTTTGCTCCATTTATAGATGCTATTGTAGATCGAGTGACTGAAAGTGTATTGATAGCCACTGCAAAGAAAGAACCTAAGTTCTACACCCGTAAAGAAACAGCCGATTTACTCCATGTTACTTTGCCAACATTGGCAAGGCTTACCAAAGACAGGCTTATAGTTGCCAAACGTGTAGGTAGTAGAATCCTCTATGAAGCCGATGCTATTGATGAAGCTGTTAAAGATCAGATAATCTTTAAATATCGGAGGACTTAACATGGAAGAAAAGAAAAGAGCGACCGAAGCCGCCCTCTCAACCGTAACGCTGCAAATATACACCCTTTTTCTATAACGCCAAATAAAAAACTTAATATTTTACTTTAACCGTATGATTTCTACCCCATATCATCGCATTATACAGCGATGCGGCATATAGTTTAATCTCTTCGTTGCTTTCCAAGAACTCCACCTTTAGCGCTTCTTTCATTGCATAGGTATAAAGGTCTTGATCTAATGTATTATTTTCCATGCTTTTGTTTAAACAATATTAATGATTTTCTCAATCTCTCGAATATCCTCTCTCTTTCTTCGTAGGTGGCTTTTCTTGTTTCGTAAAAAGAACCAAACAATCTAATGTTTTCTCTTCCCGGACTGACTATATATGTATGATATTTATCAAAATTATACACCAAGTAATCGCCTTTGTCGAACGAATCAACGACAATAGGGTTAAGCCCGGCAACATTGTTCATCAGCTTCTCAACTTCATCGCGGTTCAAGAAGCATTCTACCCACTGCTCGTTATATCGGTTGATTATATGGCCGTCATAGGTAACGGCCACCTCGTATGTGTCTTCCCCGTTTGAATGAAACAGCTGTCCTAAAAGTACACTGACGCCATAACCATTCTCAAACTCAACCACTCCTTGCATGTACTTATCAGCATCACTCGTCAATCTTATTTTTTTGATAAAATTTACCTCTTCCTCTGTAAAGTAAGGCTTAAACTCTATATCAGAGAAACTGTATTTCCTTTTAACATCTTTCATAATTACAAGTTTTAATTATCTGCATTTCACTTTTGTAAGCCCGTATTTGGCTAATCTTAGATACACCGTCCTGACGCTTACATTCAATATTTCGGCTATTCTACGGGGAGATATGCCGTCCTCCTTGTACATCTTTGTAATGTTCTCCTGTGAGAGAGGATCAACGAATACTTTCCTCGGTTCGGCTATTCCCATTCGTTTACGCGCCACTGCTGCATACGCTTCGTTTTGCTTATCCCTTGTTACGTAGATAACGGTAGTGTTGCTAAGGCGAAGAGGAACCAAGTTCTTTTCAAGCTGTTTGCGCTCCTCTATCAGGTGCTCCGCATCCCCGTTGACTGTCGTGTCTACTTTCTTGTATTGCTCAGGCAGACGGGCGTGTCTGTCTCTTAGTTTCTTTTCGGTTGCTCTCATTGTCTCAATATATTATTCCAATTTTATGATACCATTTGTCCGCATGGCTGAACCATCCAAGCATGAATGATTTGCCGAAAATGGTTGCTTTGTAGAGTTTACTCATGTGTTAATTTGACTATTAAAATCGTTAATAAAGTTCCTTACTTGTAGGCTAAAACCTATATTTGTACCGCATTTGATTTGGAGCATTAACACCTCCAACCCGACGAACTGTCATTCGTCACCTTTCTTGTCCGTTCTCATTGAGAAAAGACATTTAAGCCCAATGTCCTGTAACTTTGGGCTTTTTTAGTTGCACTTGACAGGGTGCAGCTTAAAGCTTGCTAATACAGGTTAGTAGGCAAAACGGAGAGGAGGTGTTATTGTGAAAAATCAAATGCAAAATGAAAACGGCAAAACTCGTATTTTCTGTCGGTATATCATAAGGAACGGTAAGCGGATATATCCAAAACATTCCAAATACTTTTCTTTCTTGGTAGATAGTAAGAAAGTGGCGTAATGCTGTTTTAAGGGGATGTACAGGCATCCCTTTTTTTACTCGTATATTTCTTTACTTTTCAGCTTATCAAGGAACTTGCTATCTCCCGAATAATCCGCACCGATAGCTTTCTTGCTTTCTATAATTTGCTCCAAAAGGGAAATACACTCCTTTCTCGCTTCTTCCACTTCATTATAACCGCAGGCGCTGTCAACCAATATTTCTATGTTTGATTTTCGCTTGGAAAGCTGCTCGTTGAGTTTATTCAATTTCCAGTAACAGAAATCAATGATAGCTACGTGTTCCAGTTTATTCATAATTCTATATGTAAATGATAAGTATTAATAATAGCAAACAAGTAAATAGCCACAGTGATAATACAGTCTATACATATGGCCCAACTACCGAGGCGGTAGAATCTTGATAAAGACAAAGCCATCACCGCCAAAAATAAAACCCATTGACTTGTCATTAGTCCTGCCATTAATGTCATCCACTCAAAAAGATCCAAAACGCTCATTAAAAGAAGCATGGGGTGCTTTTTAAAATATGTATTCTTATCTTCTTTGGGAGAATGTATATATTCGTATGTACGAGAATAAACCCTCTTACAGTTTAAGGCTTTCATGATTTCGTATAAAGCCAAAATACCTACAAATAAAAAAAATATATGCTTCATTACTATCCCTCCTTATTAACTTTATCACAGAACTCCATTAACCCTTCGTGTTCTTCTTTGGATATTTCTTTCCAAAAAGTGATTATACACACGCACCCGTCATCTTCATACAACTTACGCATCATGAGATTTACATCAAAATCTCTGCCTTCAATTGATTGTGTTCCGCAGCATATTCCACCTAATTTGGATCGATAAGTATAGTAATAGTATTTTTTAATATCAATATTTCTTTCCATGTTTATATGGTATTAATTCGTTATATCTTTGTTTCTGCTCAATGTGCCAGAGCAAATCTATGTCAAGATGCTTGGCAAGCCCGAAAATCTTAATTAGAGAGTAGGATATATCTCTATCAATAAGATTTTTAGTAATATTGAAAATAGACTCTGTAAATGTTTTGCCAATGAATATGTGCGAATATTCTTCAAGCACTTCATCATCCAAACAGTCATTCTCCAACTTAATTTCACGCAGTCCGCACAAATCAAGCAGGCGGATAACGGCATCGGTAAGCTCATCAGGAACTGTATCTTTGACGTGTCTTTCAAACGAGCACTTAAATCGTTTTTCTTCTTCCACTAATGCGGAATAACGGTTAAACTCACGCTCAAAAGTCAATATACCTTTGAAGTATTTCCCTTTTCTATCTGCTTCCACTGCTTCCATAAGCTCGGATATGACAAGACAGAGGCAATGTTCGTTACTCAATTCTTCATCATGAAAACCATGTTCACAGGCGGTTTTATAGGCGCGATCGCGCAATTTATTTAAATTCATGTTTACTATTTTTAAAGTTTCTCATGTATTCACAATCTTCATCACATTCTCCAGACTTTAATGCGCAACTGGGTATATATTCTCCAAACTTATACTCAAAGTTATAACACAGCTTTTTGTATTCTTCCCGTCTGGCTTTGCTCATATTAGCTTTCATCTTAGCCTTGATTTGTTCCGACAAAACATCTTGTGCTGCTTTATCGAAAGTTATACATTTGATTTTTTCCATATCAATTATCTATTAATTTATTACTCAGCCAATTAAGCATTACAAACCATTCGTGATTGTCGCCTTTGACTATAAACATCATAGTATCATAGATAGCATTTATAGTACATATAGGCATAAACAATATTACAAATATAAAGCGTTTTAGTGCATTCATTTAGATTAATCTGTTATTTCTTTATCAATTAATATTCCGTTTCTCTTATCGTAATTCCTCATGCGAGGACATTTACCGTCACATTTCATATTCACATGCACATTGTTTGCTATGCCTGATATGAACGACTTTTTATAGCACTGCCCGCTGTAATGGCTGTAATGTTTGCAGCGTTCCCGGTATTCGTTTCTATTTATGGCTTTCATACTTGTACTATTTCAAATTCATCTGCATGCTCTTCACCTATCCAATTGCGTTTCTGATTTTCAGTTGCAGTTTCATAAATCCTTCCTCGCTTAGACAAATTCCTTTTCCTAAAAATTGCTTCTTCTCCAAATTCTTTTACCTCTCTTATTGAAGGTGATAATCCTTTTGCTCTACAAAAGAACAATCCGGTTTCCTTATGTCTGAATTTTACTGCCATATCAATCTTCCTCTACTTTAAAAGATAATTTCTCAAGTTTCTCAATCTGCTTACGAAGAGAAGTGATTTTATTCAGCCTCATTTCTTCTGCCTTTTTCAAGGCTTCGGATTTATCGGTGAATGCACCTTTCCCTATATAAAAGCATGAATATTTAAAAAACGTATATTCTGAACCTGTAAAATCATCTCTTAGAATATCAGATTCTATCTCTTTAATACCTTCTGTTAAGGCATACTTTGTTATAAATACTTTTGCCATAATCATATAAGTTTTAATGCTTCAAAAATCCCGGCTTCAAGTGCTTCTTCGTAGGTATCCCAATTCCCACCATCGTTAGGGCCTTTGGCATCATCATCTTCCATCCATGTGCCGTTATTGGCTTTCACAATGATATATCCATAACCACAAGCGTTACGGTATATTTCAATATGCAGGTTCTTGATTTCACGCAGCCACTTTTGAGCAATTGATTGTGTAGGAGCAGGGAAACTATTTGGAGGCAAATTCCAAGTTGAGATTATATCCGATATAACCCGATCCTCTCCTATAACAAACCTACAATACTCATTAAACCCTTTCTTTCTCAGCATCTTCGCTGTTTCTAATGTTACAAGTTCTTCGGTCATGGCTACTTCTCCTCTTCTTTAGCATTGTCGTCATAGACAAAATTAGCAGAGTCCAATTGCGCCACTGAAATAGAGATTTTATTCTTATATGTCCAATTCAAAATTCTACTAAATATCCTTTCACTTTCTTCTTGCGTAATAAATCCATGAAGTTTCAAATAAGAACAACACAAAGTTGCTATCGCTAATTTTCTTCTATTTTCCATTGTTATTCTTCCTTATCTATCTTAATATCTGTTACTTTGCCACGATTGACGAAACGAAAACATTTCATTACAATACACAGAAACGTTTCGTATTGGCTCTCAAATTCATCGCATTCATAACGCAACGAGCAGTCACTGCAATCAGAATACCCATTATACACTTTCTCTGCTTCATGCAGCACCCCGTCTATCATTATTCCGTTCTTTACTTCCATAATTAAAACGTCAAGATTATTTTTGTTTTTATTCTTACAGGCAAAGCAGATAACGTAGATTTTTCACTTTCCCTGCGTATATAAATCATATTATTGACTTCTAAACCTATTTCAGTTTCAAGGTGTTCTAAAATATGAGCTATTTCCATTTCAGCTTTCTCTTTCTTGTTTTTTACTTCTTTTATATCCATAACAATTATTTGTTTCTAATCTTTATTATTACTATCTTTGCCGTAGAGTTCTAAATAAATAGAACCGTGCGAAAGTTATATTTAAACTCTGAAAAAGATGCTGGCTTTTAGTCTGCATCTTTTATCTTTTTGAACCGATTGCAGAAATGTGAGATTGGATAACTATTTCTATACAACCTGCAATATATCACTGCCACACCTCCGCTATCTAAATATACTTTCCATACAGGCATGAGGCACAATCTTTCTCCATGATTATTCTCCTTTCAGCTTCTTTATTATCGCATCCGCATTTCTTACAACTATGTACGCAAAGTCATCAGGTGTAGGATTTGGGTCTACTCCTTTAACAACCGGAGCGCATGAAAGCCCATGTGTAATAACTTTCACAAGTTCATAACGTCTCTGCTCCCAATCAATATATGAAGTATGGTCTGTTATGTCAACAATACGAGCATCAATCGGAATTTGTGCTCCTGACGGTATTATACATATATAATAAGTCTCACATCCGTAGCGAACATCTACGATTTCGACTTCTGTACCAGCAGCAAGCGTTTCTGTTTCGGAGATTACAACTCCAACGTTAGTTTTTCCTTTCATTGTTTACCCTCCTTTCCGATATATCCATTTTCAACGCACCAGCAAAACATCTCGTAGGCTGCATCAATAAGGTTTTCTGATCTAAAACTTGCACATTCATGTTCTGAAATTATACGAGCATATTTAATATTCCATTCATTCTTTTGCTTATCCATGGCTTCTAATGTAAGCCAATAAACCTCTTCAATTATTGGAGGCAGCTTGTAGAGAATGTCCTGCAAGGTGTAAGCAGGGTATTCATGTTTCATATTCGATTGAGAAACGAAGAGAGTAGGCCTTTCCTCTAAGGCGAGCACTCCATTGAAAAAAGATTCAACCGTAGGCAAAAACTGCCAGTGCATACTTGCATCACTCGTATCCAAGCCAAGCTCCCGCAGGTGCTTCATCTGATCTATTGATAATACTTGTTTTGATTTCATAATTCGTAAGATAAAATTACAGCCGTTAATGAAATGAGAATGATTGCTACTATCAAGGCGATAGATAGACAGCCCTTTTCGTATTCTTCATCTTCCGATGGCGTGTTTTCGTTATACCAATCTAATGGATGTTTTGATTTCATAATTCCATATCATTGTTCATACCTTATTATTTTCTCTCTACATCCAATATCGCTACTACAACATGGGCAAGTAACAAACAATACATTGTATCCATTTCTTTGATCGTAAATTTCCTCTTTCACATCTTCTTTCTCAAACTCGAATTCGCATCCACATCCGTAGCAATGACGGAAATAAATCGGTCTCTTTTTATTAGAGGCTTTAATTATTCTTATCGCCATACAGTCCTCCTTTCTCCTTAGTCCGTTTATCCTTTGCTATTAGTAATTTAAGTGCCAATAACGGGTCTTTGTTCGCAATGATATTAATGTCTTTAATACGTCTGTCAACTCGCGCATAGTGATGAATACAAATAGCATTTGCTTTCATTGCACGTCCAATTCCATATAATGATTCCATACGAGGATTTAGACGGATGTTCTTCATTATTTTTCTTGCTTGTCTTAATTTCATATCTAATCTCTTTTTTAAACACTCTTACATAAAGCATTAAATTTGAATTTATCACAGTTTATAGTATCTCTGTTAAATCTGTCAGTGCATTTATAATAATGCTTACAGTTGTAACAAACCCTTTCAATCTTTTGCTTTTTCTTTACTTTAGGAAATTTCATATCTCAATCTCCTTTCTCTTTAATCCGTTCCAGTACATCCTTGTTGGCTTCGAGTATCTCATCGAAAGAGGGGATGGGCATCCGGGTAATTTCTTCGTAATATCCTGAACGAAGACGCTCTTCGACAAGACTTGGAGGAATTTTGTTTAGCAAATCCGCCACTGCGCCTTTGGGAAAATACATGTGAAATCCCCTGAGTGAAAATATATTTTTTTCTATAAATAAGTTTGCGCCTACCACATTATTGTTTAACACTCTCTCCAAGCGTGCAAGGAACTTATTATCCCTGTACGCTTGATACTTCTGTAATAGTTTTTTAATCATAATATATTATTGTAAGCTTAATATTCCACCTCAACAAATTCGCCGTCTACTAATCTATACCAAGTATCAGCCTTGATATTCTTGCCGTCAACCACAACGGCTTTCCAATCGGAAACATTGTACGAGCTTTCTTGCTCCTCTGCTATAACCAAGATAGATCCCATACCTCCTCTGACCTTTACATTTGTTCCTCGCGCCACCGCTAAACCGTTATTTCCAGTTGATGAACTACCTCTTGATGTCGCAGCACCACTATCACCAGCGGTCGCAGCACCACTATCACCAGCGGTCGCAGCACCTCTATAACCAGCGGTCGCAGCACCTCTATAACCAGCGGTCGCAGCACC